TTTTTGTGCATCCGAATAATGGTAATTCCCGTCAAAGTGGGTTGCCCCGTCATAAATAATGCTGCCGTCAGGCTCATAACCCGGCGGATAAACATGAATAATTTCGCCATCAATAACCGCCGCGCCGGTCCATGCGTGGCCAGAGGCGCTGGCCGACAGCGTCAGCTGTGCCAGATGTCGGCTGACCGGCTTTGCATCCCCTATAAGCCGGTTGAGTTCATCCAGTGTTTTAGGGGTGATCCCGAACTCGTTAACATCCACCTCAAGCCGGAACGTGCCTGGCGCATCACCCATATCGAACCACTCGGCAAACGAGGCGGAAAATCCCATATCCTCGATCACGCGGCGCACCGCTGCGCGCGTACCCTTGCGCCGGTGAAGCCAGTAGGACTGCTGAATAGCGCCAATTTTTTTATCGGCCGGCCAGTCCTTATCCCATCGATCAACCGACAGCGCCCAGGCCAGATAGGGCAACAGTTCCACCGGGCAGGCCGTCGGCGTCCAGATTGTGCGCAGGGCAACGGTAATCGCGGAAAGCCTTGCCGAGGCGGCTTCGGTGTAACGCATCCAGTCACCAGCAGAGGGCGGCAGCAGGGAGTTATTCATCCGTACCACCGTTGTCCACCGTGTAACCGGTGTTGCGTGCCGCCTCGGTATTGCTGATCTGCAGGTCAGTGGCGGGCGAGTTAATCACCACGCGCTGGACACCCTGCACATGCAGCGCGGCAGAAAGGGCGGAGCGGACGATATCACGGCCAATTTTTTTATCGTTGGCGGTGAGAAAGGCCCGCAGGGAGGCCATTGCCGCATTGATAATCGGTTCAGATTCCGGCCCCGGATACAGGTACAGCGTTGCGTCGATCACGTATTCAACGATGTCCGCGCTGCGCACCGTGACCCGATCCCCCAGAGGGCGGACCTCTTCGTCGTTCACCGCCGCAGAGACAGCGGCCAGCAGTTCCGCCGGTGCCGTGCCGTCACCCTCCGTGGACAGCACGGCGATCACCACTTCAGCCGGTGACGGGCTGGTTGCACGCGCGTCAGCCACCTGGCCGCTGGCGCTGCGGGCAAAGAACTCGTAAGCCGCCGATGGTCCGGCAACGCTCATACCTTCAAAGGCCGACTGCGCGCGCAGGCGTAATGCCTCGTCGCTTTCCATTACTGCATCGGTGGTATCGGTGGCCGCAGTGATAACCAGGCGTTCGGTATCGAGGTTCGCGGCGATGTTATCCAGATCGTCGCCGGTCGCATGACTCAGCATGGTTGCCGCTGCGCCCTCGTTAATGCGCTGGCGCAGCAGCATCTCGCGATACGCTATCGTCTGGGCAAGTACGTTAAGCGGCTCAGATTCCAGCGACAATGCGGCCACAACGGCGCTTTGCTGGTCTGCCGGAAACGCCGCGATAATCACCGCTTTGACTTCGGTCAGGATGACTTCAAAATCCAGCGTTTCGATAATGGCCGGTGAGGGCAGCTGCGAAAGGTCAATTGTCGGCATTGCCGGTACTCCTTAACGTCACCGTGCCGGTGCTCTTTTCCAGTGTTTCCGTCAGCATGCCGGACAGCGCAGCGGTTACTGCGCCGCTGGCGGAGTAAGTCACATCGACCGCGTCCAGTACGATCCGTGGCTCCCATGCCGCCAGCGCGATGACCGCTGCGCTCATCAGCTGCATACGGGTAACATCGTTCATCGGGCTGTCGAGCAGGTCAGGACACAGCGAACCGTAATTACGGCGCATCAGGCGACTGCCGACTGGCGTCAGCAGAATGTCGTTAACCGACTGCCAGACGTGATCTTCATCGGTCAGCGTGCCGGTGCCGCTGGCGTTCATACCGCGATAGCGTTCGGTCATTTTGTCCCCTTGGTCCAGCTGCCGCCGCTCTGCACTTCGCCGTGCGCGTGGTCATCGACCTGCACGCCGTTAGATTTGAGTGCGCCGCCGATGTGAGTAAAGTTCCCGCGCAGATCGCCCCCTTCAGTGATATCCAGTTTCTTTGCCCGCAGCAGCTCAGTGCAGTCAACCAGCGGCGTATCCAGCGTCACTTTTACCGACGCGGTGAGAGTGGCGGATTTAATGCCGCTCACCTGCAGATCGCTGGTTTCAGCGTCATAGCGGAATCTCGCACCGTCCGGGGCAGTGATGACGATCTCTTTACGTGATGAGCCTGGTGCCGGGTTGTCTTCGCTGTACAGGCTCCCGCCGATAATGGCGTTACTGGTATTGCCACCCATGCAAAACATCCAGACCTGTTCACCCACTGACGGCGGTATCCAGATACTGAAATCACCGGCGCGCTGAGCGTTCCAGCGCAGCCAGGTCATTTCCAGCGCGCCGGATTGCACCCGTACCCGCCAGTTTTCCTCGTCAATCTCCGTCACTGTGCCGGTGCGAATGATGTTTTCCAGCAGGCGAACCAGCTCAGGCATTTCCATCAGCGGATCTCCATCGTGTCGATCACCTGACGGGCAATCGCCAGCCGGTCAGCCTTGCTCAGGCCCAGCAGTTCACGGCGCGGATAATTCGCCATCGCACCGCCACTACTGATGCGGTCGCGCAGCCCGAACTGATGCGCACGGGCAATGCGGGCCGCCACACCGGAAAACCCGACTTCGGCCCCGACGGCGGTCGCACGCGATTTCAGGAATGTAGCCAGACGCAAACGAAGGAACATTGGGTCGGTTTTGGTTGTATCGCGGCGTGTCTCGCTCATGCGTATATCGAGATAGCGCTCAATGTCTTTACGGTAAAACGAGCGCTGGCTGCCGCGTTCAGTGTCAAATCCGGTCAGCATCCGCCCGTGACGACCACGGCTGGTACGCCAGTTACGCAGATTGCGGGTTTCGCCCTGCCAGATAAAGCTGATGTCGACTCTGGAGCGCAGCACCCGGCGGCGGCGTTTCGCATACGGGGTGCCGTCCGGATTTAGTTGCTTGCCGATTCGCTGTGACTGACTGCGGCGAAGCAGCGTGCCGATGCTTCTCGCCATGCGCAGGCGGCCTGCCGGTGCGATGCCCTGAATAATCGCCGCAAAGACATTGTCGAGCTGGTCAAAACGCGCATCGTCATTCATACCAGCGATCCCCCGCTATCGGGTTCAAAAACGGTTTCCCATTCGCCGCCGCTGAAGCGCGGGCGGGACTCGGCCAGATGCTCGGCGGTGGTGGTGCCGCCCTCTGTTTTGACCATCACGCGTTCCCAGACCGGCACACGGAACAGAATATCGGCAGCCTCATCGCTGATGATGTCGGCATCAAATTCGATCTTGCTGTTGCTCTCCGGGTTAAGCAGCAGATCAGGCTGCTGCTCCCACACCCACGCCAGCAGCGGCAACATCAGGTCATCGATCGCACCGGGGAAGTCCATCGCAAACGCCTGAATGCTGTAGCGGTACATAAACGACGGTTCGCCCGTTGCCTGAATTTCAATGCCGCCTTTTTCCACCCATACGGTGATGGCGTCAGGATTGGCTTTGCACCAGGTATTCCCGGCAATCAGCGCGTCGCGAAGCAGTTCAGCTTTTTTCACTTAATCCCCCTGGCGATTCGCCTTAATTCCAGTTCACGTATCCCGGCCTTATCAGCGTTGCAGGTATCAATCGCATCCAGCAGCGAATCCGACCAGGTTGCCAGACTGCCCCACGTCATAGGCCGGGGCGGCGGCGGTACCTCAGTTTTTACCGTCAGGCTTTCGGGCAAAGGCTCCTGAATAATCTGCGGCGCTGACTTCTGCGGCGCGACGGTACAGGCTGTCAGCAACAGGCACAGCAGCAGCGGCGCACTGGTTACCGTCCAGCGCAGTCTTAATACTTTCACGGCGTGATTCCCCTGATGTGTTGCGGTTTTGTCCCAGCGCTTTCAGCCGGGCTTCCACGTCGCTGAAGTCTTTGCGCAGTGCCCGGACCTCTTTCAGCACGTCGCCCGTCTGTTTCAGTTCGCCCTGTGCGGTTTGCAGTGACTTCTCTGCCAGGCTGCGCTGATGGCGTTCCCATGCGATACCGCCCACGGCAGCAGCCAGCAGGGTCAGCAGTACCACGGCCAGCACCTTCAGCGCTTTCACCGGGCCACCTTCAGCGCAGGATCAGACAGGCACCACTCGCTGAACTCGGCGCGGCGTTTCACCAGCCCCGGCAGTTTCTTTCCGGCGGCGTTAACAAAGTCCGGCAGGCGTTCGCAGACGCCACGCCAGTCACCGGCCTGCGCGTTACGCCACAGCGTGGTGCGAACTTTCTTGAGCTGCTTATTCGTGTACCAGGCAAGCCCGGTGCAGCCCACGTTAAACGCACCGTCAGTCATGCTGTCAAAAACGCGCGGTGGTGCAGCTGCGCCGTTAAACTCGCGGTTAACACACTTTTCAGCGCGCATCACATCGTTAACCCAGCGTTCGGCAATCTCACCCTCGCTGTGCAGCCGATCCTGCACCTTGCCGGTCGAACCGATCCCCACTGTCAGCACACCCGCCGGGCAGTAATACGGGGTTTTGCGGCAGTCTTCATACTTCGCCATCATCTGCTGTGCTTCCGGGCTGGTGCGCAGCGTCTGCGGCCACAGTGTGGCGGCCAGCGAAATGATCACGGCAGTGGAGCAGGCGATAATGCGTTTTTTCATCGCGTCGTCCCCCGAATCGTGCTGATCAGCTCTTTGACTTCCTGCCGGTTATCAGTGTCCTCACGGATAGCTGTTATCAGCTGATTCAGCATCACATTCGTTGTCTGATGTATGCGCGACATCCTGCGGCGGTGCATCTCACCCATCACGAACGCGGCAACGCCGATCACTGCCCCGATTGCCGCCAGCCAGTCCTGCTGCGTCATCATGCCGACGCTCGCCAGCAGGGTTAACCAGCTGTAAGTGAGCCAGTTCCAGATGCGGTTAATCAGCTCCATAGCTGCACCGTGTCCTTAACCGCCGGGGCAGTGATTTCCGGCATCTCAACCAGCTGGCCTGCGGTCAGGAAAAGCTGACCGGACAGCGCCTTGTTGGCCGCCAGCACAATCTCAGTTACGCCCTGCGTGGTGCCGTAATGCCGCTGACACAGCAGGTCCACCGTGTCGCCCTGTAGCGCCTGCACTTTCATCAGAACGCCTCCGCAGAGTTACGCACGGTGCCGATAATGTCGGTAATCGCCCAGCGCGCATCACGCCACATATCATCAGCCTGTGAAGACAGAGAGGTCGCGCGTTTTTCCCCGGCGCTGCCGGTGGTATCCACATCACGGAACGTGCCCAGGATGTGAGCGCGGGCGATGCTGGATACTGCACGGCGGAAGCGGTGAACCTTTACGCTCTCGCCGTCAATCACTGTTGCTGGCACATCAGCAAGCCGGGCATAACCTGCGGCGAGCTGCACGGCCTGCCACCCGGCCAGCTGGTCAAGGGTGTGGGCCATTCCCTCGATCACTGCGGCTTTCAGACGGGTGGTGGTGACTGCGCCGTTGATGCGCATTTCTTTACGGATATCACTCAAAACAATCTCCGGCCAGAACGCACCGGCGGTGACTTTTTCCCCGCCGTCGTCCGTGTCCGGCACATCCTCCGAGGAGGGGGTTACTGTGCGACCGGCAACAAGGCTCATAACATCTCCTGAAAAGGTTGGCGGTGAGCGAACGGAGAAAAGCACACGCATTGCGTTGCAGATCTCCGCCCGCGCCGCCAGCGCACGGGGCGCAATTCGGTTTACTGTTCTTTGGTGACGGATACCGCTTTTTTGGCGGCGGGCTTACGTGCGGTGGCCTTGCGTGTCGCAGGCTTTCGTGCCGTTTTTGCCGCCGGTTTCGTGGCCACCACTGCCGGATCTGACGATGCTGCAGCGTTACTTTCTGGCGCACCTTCTGCGGCCTTCTTCACCACGCGGGCCAGCCGGTCAATTTCTTTCTTCACCCCGGCCCCGGCATCGAGCGTCATCGCCAGTCGCAGCAGCTCCAGCGCGGTTGCCTGATCTTCGGCGGTGCCGTTACGCAGTGCGAACGCGCGCAGTTTATGCAGTTTGGCCCGCACCATATCTGGCATGTCCTGACTGGCGGTTATTTCCATCACTTCATCGAGCAACGTCAGATATGACGTAACATCGGTGCTCTCATTGGCCTTGACCTGCACCAGAATCGGATCGCAGATTTCATCGACCAGTACCGTCGCCGCTGTACGGTTAAAGCGGTCAGGCATAGCAAGGCCGTGCGTGACGACATAACGCCCGATGCGCACTGCCAGTGCTAAATCACCGGCATCAATCGCCCACACCATCAGGGTGACGATCACTTCATCCTGGCGGCCGCTGTTACCTTCCAGCGTTCCCTCGATCCAGCCCTCGTAATGGGGCAGCAGGGTGCGTTTCAGTTCGGCTTTCGCCTGGTCAGACTGCACTCGCTTTAATGCACTCTGATCCATACGCAGCCGGTGCATGATTTGCTCGTGCGCGGTACGCACGGTTTCTGACTGCGCATCCGTTCTGCCGTGGCGTTCAGCCATGACCTTTTGAAAATGTTTCTGTGCCGGTGTCAGCATTGTCCTGTCCCCGAATAACGGCGGGCCGCAGCCCGCCTGATGCGGTATTACTCGCCGCCCGGTGCTGCGGCAAAGGTGATGCCGTCGATAAACGCAACCGCGCCGTAATCTTCAACGATGAAGTCATCGTTTGAGGACTGGTACGTTGCCACGCGGTTATATTCCGGCTCCTCCTTGATTGTCCGGCGCATCCCGCCGCGCTGGTAATAGACCGAGAGATTCTTAAACGGCGTAATCAGGATGGCATTGCCCGGCATGTAAGGCGCGATGAAGGTTGGCATGTTGCCTACGCGTTCCTGCGCGACAATCAGCTGACCGGCCAGCATTTCGGTGTTCGGGTTGGTCTGGCTCATGGCGTTGATAGTCGGGAAATTGCTCGTCGTCAGCAGATCGCCGGACAAAATCACCACGTTACCTGGGTCACGCTTATGCCATTCATCCATCAGACTGTTTTTGGCGTCGTATACCGCTGCAGCCACGTTGCCGTAAGTGCCCTGGGCGACGATCGCGTTGTTCTGATCGCGGGATGTAATCGTTACACCGGTAATGCGACGGTGTGGCGCTTCATTGCGGATTTTTTGCAGCCAGCCAACGCCACAATCCTGCAGCAATGGATTGGCTGCACGGTCTGACGGGTCGGTATAGGTTGTGCCGTTGAACCCGATCATGATGCGGTCGAGCGACATCTGGCGTGCCATTGCAGAGCTAATCAGAGGCTGGAAATTAGGCTGATGCGCCCACGCGTCCAGCTGTGCGTAGCTGGTGCTGTAGTCGTAGTTGGTTTTGCGGCAGAGATAGCTGTATGGGTCCATCTTGTCGTTAGTGCCGGGGTTGCGGCGATTAGTGGTGCTGTTGTTCACACCAGCCAGCGGCCCTTTACTACCGATCAGGATTTTCTGTCCGATCTGCTCTTCGACGCCAAAGACGTTAATCAGCTTTAAAAAGGCATCATCCTGCTGCGCAGCAGCTTCGAGACGCTGCTGCACGGTTGGATCAACGCTGAACTGCGCCATAACAGCGGCGGCACTGACGCCGTTCAGCTGTGCCTGGCGGGCAACGTAGCTGTCAAACAGCTTACGGGTGGAGTTTCTCATGTGCGGGATCTCTCTTAATGGATATCAGTATTCAGCAAGCTGTGCGGCATCGCCGCCGCTGGCAGGTGGGCGCTGACTAAAGTCACCCGGCGAGCTTTCCAGCTGTTGGCGCAGAGATGACAGGTCACTGGCCAGCTTCAGAAGGGTCTTTTTATCCTGCTGACGCTCTGCCTCGGCGGTGTTAAACCGGTCAATCTGTTCAGATTGCGATTGCGCCACCACTTCCACGACCTCATGGATCTGACTGAACCGCTGATCGTCGGTTTTCTGTCCCTTCCCAATAAGGCTCATCACGCGACCGAACCATTTAACGCCCTCGTCGCTGCGCTGTGCGGCCAGTTCGATAACCTCCGCCTCAATCGCTTCGGTAAACAACGGGGGTTCGTTTTTCAGGTTGTTAAATGCCATCACCTGTGCGCGCTGCTGGGCGGCAAACTTCAGGCGTTCAGTGCCAAGGCTTGCGGGGGTATCGGTCATTGCCAGCCCCATCACATATGCCTTGCCGTTCAGGGCAAACTGAGGGTGCAGCTCAATACTGGAGTAGACCTTCTCTCCCTTGCCGGTCATCTGCTTCATACGCTCAGATGGCTCGATTTCCGCGTAAAGAGCGGTGCGCCCGGACAATGGCCCTTCGGTAATATCCTCGGCGCTCAGCGCGGCCACGTCGCCCATCGCGCCAAAGTCACTGCCCGGATAAGGCGAAAGAAAATGCTCGATATTGACGCGCGCTGCATACACTTCCGGGTTGTAGTTTGCAGCTGCATCGCGGAGGTGTTCTGGCTTGATTTCACGTCCGTCAACGGTGGCGCCGGAAACCGCAACGCGGAATTTCTTACGGGTAGTCGTTGTGCCTGCCATGTTCATTTGCTCGCTTTGTTGAGTTCGCAGTGATGATGGCAGGGGCCAGCCCGCCCGCGCTATGCGTTGTTGTTGTCGGCGAACGGTGAGAACAGGCAGGGCGCGAAAGCATTCGCGCGCGCGGGTTAATCTCCCCGGCAGGAAGCGAGGAGGCTAAATGGCGGTTGAAGAAGCATTCATCATGCAGCGTGCGCGGCAGCTGTACTGGCAGGGATATCCGCCTGCGGAAATCTCGCGCCTGATGGGTATCAATGCGAACACGATCTACTCATGGAAAAAGCGTGATGAATGGGACGCAACACCCCCAATCCAGCGCGTTAAAACGACCATGGATGCGCGGCTGATCCAACTGACCGCGAAGGACATAAAAACTGGCGGTGACTACAAAGAAATTGACCTGCTGACGCGCCAGTTGAGGAAGCTTGACAATGGCACATCGGCTACTGAGCCGAAGAAGAAACAGCGCAAAAAGCAGAACTTTTTCTCTGAAAGCCAGATTGCCGCACTTCGCGAAAAAATCCTGGGTTCGCTGCACTGGCATCAGAAAGGCTGGTATGAAAATCATGCATGCCGTAATCGCGCAATCCTGAAAAGTCGTCAGATAGGTGCGACCTGGTATTTTGCTCACGAGGCGCTACTGCGGGCGCTTGCCGATAATGTGAAATATAAGTACCAGCGTAATCAGATATTCCTTTCTGCCAGTCGCCGCCAGGCATATCAGTTCCGCCGCTTTATCCGTTCAGCGGCTGAAGAGGTTGACGTTGAGCTGAAGGGTGGCGACATGATCCAGTTGGCGAACGGGGCAGAACTGCATTTCCTGGGGACGTCTGCGGCAGGTGCGCAGTCATATACCGGTAACCTGTATTTTGATGAATTTTTCCATGTTCCACGATTTAGCGAACTGAAAAGGGTTGCTGCAGCAATGGCGACACTTGATGGGCTGACGCGCACCTATTTTTCTACACCAACTGCTGAAAGCCATGAGGCATATCCGTTCTGGACAGGAGAGGCATTCAATAAGGGGAGAGGTAGCAAGGACCGCATTGAGTTTGATACCACATGGAAAACGTTGAACAGCGGCCTGATATGCCCCGATAACATATGGCGACAGATTGTAACGTTACAGGATGCGATAGAACATGGATGGGATCTGACTAACCTTGATGAAATTAAGGGGGAAAATAGTCCGGACGAGTTCGAAAACCTCTACAACTGTGGATTCATCAAAAACGGCGAGACAGCGTTTGATTACAACCAGCTGCTGACCTGCGGTGCGGACGGTTTCGACGAGTGGCAGGACTGGAAGCCTTATGCCGTTCGCCCTATGGCAGATCGGCCTGTTTGGATCGGATATGACCCTAACGGGTCGAGTGGTAAGGGTGATAGTGGAGCAATATCTGTCAATGCAGTGCCACTGGTGTCAGGCGGTAAGTTTCGCACCATTGAGACTCATCGCGTGCGCGGTATGGAGTTTGAGGCGCAGGCAAATCTGATTATAAGCATGCTGTCACGGTACAACGTCCAGCACATCGGCATTGACGGAACCGGCATTGGTGAGGCGGTTTATCAGCTGGTTAGACAGAAATTCCCTGCGGCTGTCTGCTACCACTTTTCACCGGCCAGTAAGCGCATGCTGGTACTGAAGATGCTGCAGCTTATTCGTGCCGGTCGCTGGGAATATGACCGTGGAGAGTATGACCTGATCACCGCGTTCAGTGCGGTGCGCAAGGTTGTTACGCCTGGCGGTATCGTCACTTATGACACTGACCGTGCGCGCGGCGTCAGTCACGGCGATCTGGCCTGGGCGACAATGCTGGCAACCATTAACGAACCTCTGGGGCAAGATGCCAGCGGTGGCGGCATGACAGTAATGGAGTATTAATGAGCAGACGAAATCAGGTGCGCGGCAGGCAGCATGCCATAGAACAACGAGACCTTGCCGACGCGCTGAAATCCACGCCCGGCCTTAGTTCTTTCACATTCGATGGTCCGTGGTCGGTGAGTGGTGCGCACGACCTGCTGGACAATATGTATTGCGCCAACAATGGCCGGTACTATGAAACGCCGGTGAGCTGGTACGGTCTGGCCCGCCAGTTCGGGCACGCCAGCTGGCATCAGTCGGCTATCATCTTTAAACGCAACGTGCTGGCCGGTTGTTTTATTCCGCACAGACTCTTATCCCGGCAGGCGTTCTCCGCCTTTGCAATGGACTGGTTTGTATTCGGGAATGCCTATCTCGAGATGAGAAAGAACCGTCTCGGCGGTTCCTTTGGCTTTAAGAACGCACTGGCCAAGTACACGCGGCGCGGCTCTGACCTTGATACGTACTGGTTTGTTCAGTCCGGGCTGGCCGATCATCAGTTTGAACCCGGTTCGGTTTGCCATGTCATCAACCCGGATATCCATCAGGAGATTTACGGCATGCCGGAGTATTTTGCTGGCCTGCTGTCAACCAGCCTGTCCCACTCGGCGGATAAGTTCCGTAAGCTGTATTACGACAACGGTTCGCATGCGGGCTGCATTGTCTATGTGAGCAGCGCGATGGCCGACAAAGAAAGTCTCGACGAACTCAAGCAAACGCTGACCGATACTCGCCGGGGTGGGGCATTCAAAAACGTATTGCTTCACTCTCCTCAAGGCGGAAAAGACTCCGTCCAGATCCTGCCGTTCAGTCAGATATCTGCAAAGGATGAGTTCATCAATGTGAAGTCATCGACCCGTGATGACATTCTGGCCGCGCATCGCGTGCCGCCGCAGTTGATGGGGGCGATCCCGGAAGGTAACGGATCGTTCGGGGATGTGGAAAAGGCCGCCCGCGTATTTGCCATCAACGAACTGACGCCGGTGATGGAAACAATGAAGCACGTCAACGACTGGCTCGGTGAAGAAGTGATCCGCTTCAACCCTTACGCACTGCTGACCCCAACGAATTAACAATCCGGTACCACACTGTCATTCCTGGCGGTGTGGTACCGCTGCTGCATCATCATTTCTGACCACGACAGGCACCTGAATAGCGACACAACCACCCACTCAAACGCAGCCAGCGCCACGCTGGCGCGATATCCCGTTTCCGATACCCCAAATGCGTATTTCCTGTATGCGTTCAGCACGTTTTTGCTGGAGAAGCCTGACCCCCTGTGCCACCCCAAAGCGCGGGATTACTCCCCCGCCTCGCCCGCACATGAAACCCGCCTCTTTTTGTGCGGTTCTCAAAACCGGCCCAAGCGCCGCCAGCACTGGGGCGGGCGGCTATTCAGGGCAGGTAAAAAATTGTGCAAATTTGTGCGCTTTTTTGCAAAAAAAAGATGCCAGGATTGGCATCTGCTGTGAAGGGGGGATCAGGTGTTCTGAAACTGCTCTGCGCGGCGCTCGATTTCAGCCATAAATGACGTTCTCGCAATGGCGTGAGCGTCTGGTGACATGATGCTTAACACCTGAAATCGGGTGTCATCGCACCAGTGAACGCAGTAGACGAGGTAGTTATCTGACTTCCTTGCTGCTACGGGTAAGTGCGCAGGCCATAAGCTATCCGAAGGCATCTTGATGTGTGTTTTAAAAACAAGCGAACTCATCAGGCGAGGGTTATCTTCCCATTGCCCGGTTGCACCGAATCGGGGTGGTTGACGCTGTGTGTTTTTCCAGTCCTGAAGCATCGCGGCGTAACGTGCTGCTACGTCCTGGCTCTCAACGTCCGGGTGTACCGAAACAACAATCATGCTTTGCTGGCAAACGTTGGTGGGGTTAATCCGAGCGCCTTATGTTCAGCGATGATCAACGCTTCGACTTCCTCATTAGAGAGACTGATATCAGCAGCAAATTTAGATGGAGGATGTGTCGATTCAAGGAAAGAAATGATGCCTTCTACGGCATATCGATATGCAGCGATGGCCCGGCCAAACTCAATGATTTTTTTGCGTTTCTCGGTCTCTTTTTCATCCAGTGATTTCAGGGCATCGCGTACTGCATTGATTAGTTCTTTGCTTTCTTTCACGCGATCTGAAATGTAGTGAAAACTGTCTCTCACTGCTTTGCTTTGTTTATCCAGATAAAACGGCTCGCCCTTCGCTTCCCATTCAGCTTCAGTGTTTCGTCGATGGCTAACCATTCGCTCAGTCATTGCCTTTACGTGAGCTGTTGCATCGTCTATCGGTATAAAAACGAAGGTGTTTTTTGGCAGTTCCTGCATGGTGGTTGATGGTGGTGTGCTGTGGATACCCAGTGACACATCCTGGTAGCCAATGCTTTTGGCAGGAACGGGGGCGAGCGCTGCGGTCAGTGCAACAGCGATTGCCTGCGTTGTCACTTCTCTTGCTCTGGTTTTCATTTTAACCCCATGCGGTTATTGATGGTGATGGTGGCGTATTTACGATGTGCAAATGATAACCTAAATTATGCTGGCTAACAAAACAGGGAGGCTGATGCGTCTGCATCTGGCGATTCTATGCTGAATAATTCTAAGGGTTTTACCAATCGCGGTGAGTTGGATGAAAACAAATCATCGCCAGACGCACAGGTCTGCGGTAATCCGGATAAAAAACGTCTTTCATTTGAAGAGGCGCTGCGGCGCACACAGGATAAGCATGCGGCAATTATCAGGGCGCTGGAAAGTAACTGATTTGTCAAAATCCCCAGAACCGTCACCACCATCTGAACAGCGCGCCCACTGGTGGCAAAAATATTGCAAATGAGGCCGCAAAAATCAGCCCTGTGATTGCTCCCTGAATTGCAGGGGGAAGCCTTTTAGTGAATGCGTAAACGTTGCGTAAGCTAAATTTTTTCATTTTTCTGGCCCTTTCTGATGTTGTTGAACCTCGCAAGAATTTCATGCGCCCTTGCTGCTTGCTCTGACTCTCGATTTGTGGTGATTTCTGGCTCTTTTCGGCTGTAAATCTGCCCGTCATTTCGGGAGTAATAGCGCTCGCCATTGATGGACAGCTCGCCGCCCGCTGCCAGATGGCGCGCCCACAGCATGAGATTGCTATCGCGCCAGCCCAGTGACTGCGCAAAATCATAAATCTCAGCCACTTTCTGGCTGTCCTCTGGCGCGTAGGCTGCTTTTTTCGCTGGTTTTGGCGGGGCAGTTTCGCTGCGGATGCGCCGGAGGATTTCCCGGCGCTCCTGTCTGGTCGCCTTACTCAGATCCGGTGGCCATATTTCAGCTGCCGGCACCGTCATTTCTGACAGAATGCTGTGGATAACTGTCCCGTTTTTGGTGGTTTTTTGTTCCGGGGGACAGTTATTGCCACGAGTCCAAGGGGCGCTAGCGCCCTGGTCGGCTGAAGCCTCCTGAACGGCAACGGCCTTGCGAACCTTTTTCCACTTCGTCGCATGCGTGCATATCCGGCCAGCCGCAAGGCGTGACCACACGCCATAAATACGGATGCCGTGATCGCCGTAGGCGTTTGCCTCTTCGTTGATCTCGTATGCAGTGCGGATGAGGTGGAGATCGCGTGGTACCAGGACGCCGCCCTGCTTCATGATGTAGGTAGCGAAGCAGCCCACATCTGCGGCGGCCAGCACGGCATCAAGGCGTGGGTTTTCCAGTACCGGCGCGCCCGGCTTTTTGTCTCTCTGCTGCCTGCCAGCCTGACTGGCCAGTAAACGCAGTTCGCGATAAGCCTGGCGGCTCGGTATGCCAAAGAAACGGAACTGCTGAACGCGGTGCAGTGATGCCCACGCGGTAACATGCTCGGCGTTATCACGCAGAGATTTGCCGGTTTCTTTACTGATTTCGTTAGCCAGGCCGCGTCCGTCGATGTTCTTACTGATGTATTTCGATATGTAGCTGGTTGGTGTGCCTTTGCGGCGGTCAATCAGCTTTGACTTGAAGCGTGGACCGGTGTTGTTCCCCAGCTCTGCACGATCTTCACGGATAGAGAATTTCCGCAGCATTTCGGTAACTGCCCGGCGGTCTTTTTTGTGCATAAAGCACAACAGGTGCCAGTGTACGGTGCCGTCATGATGTGGCTCGGCCACGCGGACGCCATACCACCGCAGGCCAGCTTTGTGCATCGCCTTGCGGAAAGCGGCGAACATACCCACCAGGTAATCGCTGCTTTGCCTGACAGTGGCATTTGTCCATGTTGGGTTAGGTCGGCCATTGCTTAACGTTGCGTGAAAGCGTGACGGGCAGGTGATGGTATAGAAAACCGCACAGTCGCCGCGCATTTCAGCGATCAGCTCCAGACCCTTCACGCAGGCCATCATTTCATTGCGCCGGTGCGCCGGATTGCTGCTGCTGGCGTTCACAACGTCTTCCATATCCAGCGTGTCACCATCTTCATTCACCAACTCGTGCGCGCGGAAAAATTCCAACGCCTTGCGACGCTGTTCGCGCTTATGGATCACGGCCTCATAGCTGATATAGGGCGATGCTTTCTTGTTAACCAGACATACCGCGCGCAGTTGCTCTTCGCGCCATTCGCAGCGCATCTGCCATAACTTTCCATACCACCAGTCGGCACAACGCATACGCGCTATCGATCCAGGGATTACGTCGTAAGGCACCGGTTTACGGCGGCGCTTTTTGCGGCGCAGCCTGTCAAAGGCGGGCGGGATAACATCAAGTCGCATTGCCTCATCAGCAACGCGTTCCCATACACGCCTGATTTGTTCAGGCAGCGAATCACCGTCGGTCAGAAACTCGTTGCATGCGGCCTCTAGGCACATGTCCATATGCGCGGCAACCAGCGTGGAAAGCCTTTTCACTTGGTTCTGATTCATTTCGGGCATCACCAGCAGACCGTCCAGTCCCTGATGGCTCGCCATGAAGCGGAAAGAGATGGAGAGCTGCGAGTCACGCACGCGATCGAGGCGTTCAAGGCAGGGTCTGACAGTCTCACGCAGATAGCGTGAATAGGCTTTCGGCCTGTCCAGGCTGTGCAGGTAATCAATACGCTGTAGCATCGGTTTGCTGATGAATGATGGCTGGGCGTGGACGTCCGCACGTATTATCAGGTCCGGGCTGAACTGCTGGCGCTCATGCACCATTTTCGCCCGGCTCAGTAAGTCGGCCTGGTCATTCTCGCGCTGGATAGGATCGCGCGACTCGTTATAGAAATAGCGATTCCAGACCTCATCACTCAACGCCTCGCGGCGCAACTGTTCGCGCTCGTTGTCTTTCGCATAGAGAGTGATCAGGTTTGAAAGTGCTGACTCAGAGTGGGTATCTGCCGAATCCAGATAGGGATTGACTGCCTTTTTCATGGCATTCCACGGGTAAACGTAACCAGTCATACGAACGCAAACCCCAGCTGATATGGCTGGCGTATGGAAATCCACTCGGAAATTGACGGGGGCTTGACCATCTCAATTGCATTTTTGAGAACAGCGCAGCGTGCTTTGAGTATGTTGGCTTTAAGTTCTTTCGCTGAAAGCCCGATTGAATAGTCTGCTTCGCGTACGGCGCGGGTTAATTCGGGATATTTGCTTTCGTATTTGGGTATGTTGCACGCAAGATTTGTGCTGTCAGCCGTGTTAAGCGGGTAATTCCCAAGTACACGTCCGTCGAGCATTCGTAGCCCGTGAATTTTAGTTTTGAAATTGTTCTCAATGTAAATTGCACTGAATGCCTCATTCATCCGCACGTGCCAGTGCCTGGTTCTTATGGCGGCATATTGGCCTGACGATCCGAAACAGACTCGAGGCCAGTTCCGGCAAAGTTCTACCAACCGATCGATGGATTCGTGTAGATGCCATGTTGGAGCTGCTTTATCTGCAAAAACCGACGGCATGGATTTAATCAGCGCGTCGTTCTCAGCCTCGCCGCCAGTAATGACGTCTGGTATGACAAAAAAAACCAGCTTGGGGTTGTCATAGACATTTTCTAAATTTCTATAAAATTCCTGCCAGTCTATCTCCACCTCATTTTCCCAGGCGCTGTAAGCGCCATTGTCGAGCGCTACAGCACTTGCATAATTCAGTGATGCTTTTAACTGATCTGGCCTGTAATTCGAGACAAATGCCCCAGAGCCTTTCACGGCGATGCGATGGACTTCCCCGGCACCGCCCCAGATGGGTGTTCCGTGATAATGATGGATATGGTGCCGGGTAGTCATTACGCATCAACTCTGAATGAGGCGGAGTTGTCTTCTCCGGCAGCCAGGTCAAAACCAATCCAGTGTTGCGGGTATAAAGTTGCGACTATTTCAGATGCTTTCTTTCCTTCACCGGCAGCGAAGCCGAGACTGCGGGGAGCGCTAATTGTGGTGGTATCAAAGAGGGCATACAGGCACCGGGTTCGGGCTGTGTCGCTGTTTGAGGCAATGACAGGGGATGTCTTAGCCGCTCTTTCCAGTAGCGATGCCAGTTGAGACTGCATGCTTAAATCAAAACCCTCGGTGTGATAGTCACTGAAAGTGCCTTCATAAGGGGGATCTGAATAAACCACATCACCGGGTTTAACCATTTGCAGGGTTTTGGGAAATTCGGCGCAAATGAACGTTGCGCGCTTTGCCTTCTCAGCAAACGCCCTGATTTCTTCAAGCGGGAAATACGGCTTTTTGTAGTGGCCAAACGGGATATTAAAATGCCCGTTGCGGTTGTACCGGCACATGCCGCGATGGCCGTGGCGATTCATGTAAAGAAAAACAGCGGCGCGATACAGCAGCGTCATACCCGGTTCATTGTTGAACTCGTTACGCAATGCGTAATAGTCAGTTTCAGTGGTGAATTGGGCGAAGAGCTTCGCAGCCAGCGCAATGAATGCGTTTTCGTGCTGCTGTATTTGCTGGTACATGTTGATCAGGTCACTGTTGATATCAGCGACGAGATAGGCAGGATAGTCGGTGGCCATCATGACGGCGCATGATCCGCCGAACGGTTCAACCAGGCGCTGACCGGCTGGCAGAAACTTTTTCAGCTCGGTCATCACTTTTGACTTACTGCCGACCCACTTCAAAGGGGTTTTGACGGTCATAAGGCACCGCCTTTGCTGTCTTGCGGCATGGCAACCGTGGCATAGTCAAACCCATTACTGGTCTGGACAAAGCACTCCTGCTCCACAAAGCGCTTTAAGATATCTCTTTCAGTAAATGCCTGTTTTGCACGTTCAGCCGATCCCTTATCTGTGAAATCACAGACAGCCTGGCTTAAACCATCCGTGTCCCGCTCATACAAAGTCCAGAACTCAGCAGCATCATCATCGACACGGCTAACGGATGCGCTTGAGTCAACAATGCAGCCAGAAATGAAATACTTAACAAAGATATCTCTGTAATCCCGCTGCACTTTTATCGCGATTTTTTTGCTCATTTGGCACCGCCTGCGGCGATGGCCTTAATAACGCCAAGTGTAAGCAGACAATCCGCCAGGGCGCGGTGTGGCTGGCCCTCAACTTTTACACCCTGCTGTTCGGCTGCTGTGGTAAGTCTCTGCCACCGATAGCTACCGCGCTGCTCATTCCATTGGCCGTAAAACTCTGCGTAGAGCAGCATGGCGCAGTCATGCATCGCGTTTAATTCCAGAACCTCTGCTACCGGATCTTCATGAAGGGCGTGGCTGATATCGGCGGTCTGAACCATGAGCCGCGCATCGAAATCGGAGTTATAGGCAATAAATCCGGTAGGGCGTAGCAGGCTGATAACCTTGTTGTGGATATCCTTCCAGCCCGGGGCATCGGCAACCATTTCATTGTTGATGCCGTGGATCGCTGTTGCTTCAGGGGGAATGTCGTGGACAGGGCGAACCAGCGTGTTTAAAAGCACCTCACCCTGACAATTAATGATTGCGATCTCGACAATCTCAGCCGTGCTATCAAGCCCTGTTGTCTCGGTGTCCAGGATAAGGCGATTGTCTTGCAGCCACTGTTTTGCCGTTGCCGCTGAGATAGTTTTCCCATTATTCATCATCAGATCTCCCTCGCCTGGTTATTCATGGCTTCCGCTTCCTCGCGAAGAAGTTCAGCTGCCTCTGCGTAATTGAGCTGGCGGGAGGTGATATGTGCGGCAAGTGAATCCAGACGGGCGGAGTGGGCAGCAGCGCGATTGCGGCGCTCGTCTAATCTTGTCTCAGTCAGCAGGGCATTGATCCCGGCATCGTCCTCTCCGGTTTTAATTGAGCGCTGTTCTACATTACGCATTTTTGAACTCCTGAATTTTGGCAATAAAAATCCCGGCGAAAAGATTCGCCTTTTTATTGACCATTAAGGATTAACGGAAAAGTATTTCGGGATTATCAATAATGCCCGGTTTTGGTATAGGAGATACTCCGCTCTATTGCAGCCCATTCTTGTCAGGGCGCGACCAGATATCTCCTATTTAATGAGGCACTAATTAATGCGTCATTAAATAGGGCCGGTATTACCCGGCTATGCGGAAAAGTGTTCCAGGCTGACAGGTGAGGGGATTTCACCGCAGTTGCACAAACTGACCAGGGATTCCAGGGCGTCAGCGCTGACATCGTCACCGGCGGCGCGGGCCACGCTGGCTAACCCTTCCATGCCTATGCTCAGGCGGAAGGCGTAATCATTGAGCGACAGCTGTCGAACGGCCTCGGCAGTGGCGATGGCGCTATTCAGGTTTTCTTTTTTGTAGTGATACTGCTGAAGCAATTCGTTAATCAGGACTGCGTATGCTTTTTTCATTTCCTCGCCCTTTTAATAATTTCATCTATGGTTTTTTCCGCCTCGGCTGAGGAGAAATCACGACCCAGATAAATTCCATTGTTAGTTATTTGATATGTCCGGCGTTTTGTTTTGCTGTGCTGCGGGCATATCTGAATAGTGAAACCACAATAAAGGCGCGTGTGTTTGGATATTTGGATCGTCGCGCCAGCGCTATTAACCATCGACGTTTTCCCTTCTCTAGCTATTCGCGATAGCGTCTTTGAGCATTGCCACCAAATTCACTTCTGTCCTTTCATTAGCCCTTTTCTTTGGGCGAATGATGATCCGACCTTCTGAAACCATTCGCTGACAGGTTCGGAGCGGAATCTGCACCATTTCTGCATAACGATTGAGTGATACGTATGGGGTAGGCACGCTGATGTTTATGGTTACGTTTCCCATAATACGCCCTTACTTGTCGGTGAAGGTTTCAAGACCGCGGAGATAGATCAGGCGGGCCATGCTGGAGCTGGAACGGCTTTCGCGATTGGCGATAGCCTCAAGTTCTGCACGCTCATCTTCCGACAAGCGCATTGGAACGGGGTTTTTAGCCGCAATTCCTCGCGGCAGGCGCGACCGAGCCTCATGTAGTTCTTGTTTCATAGTGGTATATTGTGATCTGCTAGTTATTCGTAGAGAACATTATTTGCAGAAATCTGCGAATAGTCAATGGGGGTTTGCAGAAAAATGCAACTTGGGGATCGTTTACGCCAGGAGCGGGAGCGACTTGGCTTTACACAAACAGAGATGGCCAAGATTGGCGGGGTGGCTTTTAGAACCTATTGTGATTATGAGGCTGGTAAGACAGAGCCAAAGTCGTCACTTCTGGAAGCACTGCACATGGCTGGTGCTGATGTTTTATTTATAGTTACGGGACTCAAAAGCCCCACGCAAAATATTTCAACCGAAGAGCAAATACTCGTAGAGAATTACCGCTCAATGGATGATGCGGCACGCTTAAATATGCAGGCGGTTGGCAATGCGTTCGCGTCAGCCAAAGTAACTAAAAAGATAGACAGCAAATAATAATAAACTCTGGTGATTATTATGAAAAAAACAATGATTGTGGCTTTATCTTTTTTTGTTATCTCGCCAATTAAACTGGCGATTGCTGAAGGTCATTCTGCATCTTCGCTCGATGAATGCCAGTCCCTCAAGGATGATTCGAAGCGATTGCAGTGCTTTGACTCCATACCAAAAAGCACAAGCAACCAAGATCCTGACGGCTTACAAGAAGGTTTGCCAGAGGGTGATGTTGGGGAGTGGAGCATCAACAAAGTGCAGTCTAAGATTGATGACTCATGGAATGTTTTTGTTAGTTTAAATTCTACAGACACTATAAGAACTCGCTTCGGTGAGCAGGTTCATCCGTCACTAAATGCTATGTGTCGCGAGGGTAAAACATATATTTATGTAGATTGGGGCCAATTCTTAGGCACCAATGAAATCCCCATGATACAGAGAATTGATTCCGAAAAGGCAACGCAAAAGACAATGCTTTTATCGACAGATAGTAAGTCTGTTTTCTATCCGGGGAATGCAATCACATTAGGCAAAAAATTAATGGATAGCAAAAAAGTTTTTCTTAGAGTTACGCCATATGGAGAGAACTCTGTAGATGCGACTTTCAATCTGGCTGGCTTATCGGAGGCCATTAAACCTCTCAGGCATGAGTGTAAATGGTGAGTAATAGAATATGACAGTTCGTAAACTCCCATCCGGCAAGTGGCTCTGTGAATGTTATCCATATGGTGCGTCAGGAAGGCGTGAGCGAAAGCAATTCGCGACGAAAGGTGAGGCGCTTTCATATGAGCGCCGTCTTGTGGGACGGGCTAACGATATCGGGCTGACCGCCAGTACGCAGACCCTTTCTGAGCTGGTTTCACGTTGGTATGAGATGCACGGCAAGTCATTGACATCGGGTGCAGAAAGAAAAGCCAAATTGGATGCGATCTGTGCCCGGCTTAATGACCCTTTGGTAGATACCTTCGATAAAAATATGTTTGCCGTGTATCGCGAGCGTCGGCTGCGTGGCGAATGGAATCCTAAAGGCAAAAAGCAAATCAAAGAAGCGACCGTAAACCGTGAATACTCATATCTTCATGCTGTCTTTTCTGAACTGAAAAGGATGGGGGAATGGGTTAGGGAAAACCCACTGGATGGCATTCGCCAGTTCCGTGAAGGTGATCAGGAACTGGCGTTCCTGTACGAAGATGAAATCAAGCGCCTGCTGGTGTCATGTGACGAGTCTGCAAATCCCGATCTGGGCAGGGTAGTCCGCATCTGTCTTGCCACCGGTGCGCGATGGAGTGAAGCGCAGGACTTGCGGCAATCACAGGTTATGCCAGGGCGAGTGACCTTCACGCAGACCAAAAGCAAAAAAAATCGCACGATACCAATTTCAAAAAAACTTCAGGCGCTGCTGCCACAGAAGCGGGGTAGCTTATTTTCGCCTTGCTATGAGGCTTTTGCCTCTGCACTTAAGAGGGCGGGGATTGAACTGCCAGCAGGCCAGAGGACGCATGTGTTGAGACACACTTTTGCCAGTCACTTTATGATGCGTGGCGGAAACATTCTGGTGCTTCAGCAGATCCTAGGCCACAGCTCGATCACGATGACAATGAGGTATGCGCATTTCGCTCCTGAGCATCTTGAAGCAGCAGTTAATCTGAACCCATTTGATAATATGAATGCCAAAGCTGAGGTGATATGAAAGTATTAGTTACTTGCATGGAATGTTCTATGCTTGATTCTAAGAGCGAAATTATTATTTCAAGTGATTTGCTGAATGATGAGGGGCATTATTTTCATGTTTGTAAAAATGGACATAAGTCAGTTATAATTTCACAGGCAATGAAATTTGAGGATCTTTTCGATAATGGTGCCAATGCAATAATAGATGGATATTATCGTGAGGGAGTTATTTCTTTCGCTGCAAGTTTAGAAAGATTTTATGAGTATTTTATTAAGGTTGTTATGGCTTCAAAGGTTGATGATTTAAAAATAATTGAATCATCATGGAGTTACGTTCAAAGCCTCTCTGAGAGGCAATTAGGTGCCTTCATTTTCACTTACGCTGCATTCTTTAATAGTAAGCCAGAAATTTTAAGTAGAAGTCTATTTAATTTAAGGAATAAGGTTGCGCACAATGGATATATCCCCAAAAGGAATGAAGCGGTGAATTATGGTCAGCGTGTCATTGATTTCATAGTGCCAATTATCTTAAGGTTGAATGCTGAATATAAAAATCAAGTTCTTGAAATGATTGATTTCAAGTTAATTTCTGGCAATAAGTATTTTAAAGAGCAAAAAAAAATTCACGGAGATGATGTTGGATATTTAATATCGCGGAGTAAAACTATATTATCTCTCGCTAATGATGATTTAAAGACGTTAAATTTAAATGATGAATTAGATAAAATATTAAAGCGAAGGGAAAAGTTAGGTTTTTGAGGTGATTTGAAATGGCGATGAACTTACCCTAAGAGTAACATTTCGCAACTATGGCTTATTAATCTTCTTTTTAATATCATAAGGTTATGATTTATAAGATGCCTGCATATTTTTTAAAATCCCTCGGCTTATGGCTGTGTGGGTTCAAGTCCCACTCCGGGCACCATATTCGCACTATCGATTAAAACGAATAAAATCAAAGCAATATGTAGTAATGTCGTGACCGCCCAAGGGCGGTTTTTTTGTTTCCGCCCTCAGTTTCCTAATATCCCTTCCTAATATTATTCTGCTTTCTTCTGCCCACCGACTACCGGAACCACCACAATCTTCCTGTCATATCGTGCCGTTTGTTCAACATTTTTATGGCCAGAAATAGCCTGCTTTTCATAGAGACTGCCGGACAGATCAGAAATGCCTTTTGCTTTCAGATCGTGAAAAGTGAAGTTAAAGTCAATTTCAGGGAATGCGGCTTTCGCATCCTGTTTGGCTTTCAACCAACGGCTATTGAAACCATCCCGCGTATATTTGCTACCCGACGGCTGGTGGATGACATAGATAGTGCTCATGCCTGATTTTAGTGGAAGGGCGCTGCACGCTTTTATTACACTCTCAAGCCTTGGACTCCAGGCTTTTATCTGTGCAACACTCGTTTTGCTCTGCTTGATCAAGATACCTTCCTCGATCAGTTGGCCCTTCTTCATTTCAAGAACGTCAGCCTGACGTGCGCAGCAAAGGTAAGCCAGTTCCATAGCAACCTGGACTACGGGTGGTGAAACGCTGTAGAGGGCAGAGTATTCAGCGTTAGTAATATAACGGTCACGAGCCACCTCTTTAAACTGTTTAACGCCTTTGGTGGGATTGCCTTTTACCATTCCCCGTTCATAACCCCATCGGAACACGCGGGAGATAAAAGCTTTTTCGCGGTTAGCCTGCGTCCTGCTTTTAAGTCCTCTTTTATCCATGTACTTGCGTATGTGTTCTGGCTTGATTGCATCTGGTGGCATTTTTCCGAAAACAGAAAGCACTTTAACTGAGTATTTTCTGTAGTCTTTCTGGGTTTCGAAGGACAATTCAAAGAAATCAGCGGAAGTGAAAAAGCTCTCTGTAAGCCCTTCAAAAAAATCTTCATTCTTGCGATCGTTTATGAGCGCCTCGTACGCGGTCCACACTTCAGCCTGGGTTGAATCAAAGCCGCATAATCGTATGGCACCACCATTTTTTGGGTGAAACTCATATGCTGATCTGCCCCGGTATGTCCGGGGCGGCATCCATAAATCTGCTTTATTTGCCCGTGGTCGTGCCATTAATCCAATGCTCCAAAGTTTGGCTCGCAACCGTCATCAGTTTTAACTTTCCTCTGCGAAAGGGGATCGTTAAAGTGCCGCCATGTTGTGCGCGGTCGGCCGTCTCGCCGGATAATGAAAAATATCCCAGCTTCACGGAGGCTTTCGCATTGCTTTGAAGGAATTTTATAGCCGGTCAAAGCAAAAATATCGGCATCCGAAATGATGTCGTTCTCTCCGTGTACTGCTGAAACGCTTTGGCTCATGGTTGTCTCCCAATCCTGCTGCAACAGGTTAAAAAGCATCGTGACATGTCACACTGTTAATTTGAGTTCTTGCCATCCATTCGTTACCCAGCACGCCGCTTCACCGACACACGGGCAGCTGGTAACCGGTGCTTTGTCGCCACACTTGCCGCAATGACCTACTATTTTTAGTAGGTGCTGTAGCTCGGCATTATCCCGGCGGATAAGCATGGTCACGTACTCGTTAAGGTCATAAGGATCACGACCTGGACGACGTGCCATGCAGTTCTGCTCCAACATGACCATTTCCTGCTGGTCGAGCTGCAGTTCCAGCTTGCGGGTGCCGGTGGCAGACTGCCGCGCCCGTTGCGCGGCTTTACGTTCTGCTGCGGACTTAACCATGATCGCCACCTGGGCTAAAGCAGATAGCTTCCGGGTCTTTATGCGTTGTACTCACACCGTGGTGAATCCTGGCATTCTTCCCTTCGCTGTAACCCAGCCATGCCGCCTGCTGGTGGCCATTACATTTTTTAGCCTCGCGTGTTTTAGCTTCCGCCACACCATCAGACTTCATCTTCTCTGAGTAAGCCTGCATCTGCTGGCTCTGTTCCTCTGAAATAACCAATGCGCTAACGGCGTGATACGCACCTGACGCCCAGCCTTCGCAGAACTTATCGGCCAGAGCGGCTTTATTCTTCCGTACGTATCGCCTGAGATGTGTATCTTGAAAGCTTTTCCGAGCGGCACGCAGCTGGCGGCTCAGCACGTCAAATGCGTACGCTGCAACAACGTCACGGCCATCCTGACCGTAGAAACTGACGACTCTTTTAGGTGTCCAGCTTGATGAAATACGCCAAGAGAAGACACATTTCACAGCAAAGGCTTTCTCGATCGTTGCAGCCAGATGAGACATGTAGAGAGGCATTTTCTTGGCATCGCTTGGTGCGCCTTTGCTTGAGCTGGAACTGATCTCCGAGAAAGTCACCTCCGTATCGCTGATACCGTGCTCACGCATGAAAGCCTGAGCTTTGGCAATCGCGCTGGCTGCTTCTTCCGGGCTGCTGGTGTTGTTGGCAAGGCGCATCAGCTTCTGGATTTTCGCCATGTACTTTTTACGAGCGTTATCATCACGCATGGCTATTCTCCCCAGTAGGTGAGTTCTTCGGCCACATGCCAGCAGGCATCACCGATATCTTCAAAATCAGGCTCACCGCTGCGCTGGCGCTCTTCGACGGTGACGGCGGCGTTTTCACGGCAGAACGCTTTCCACTGTTTGCGGCCACGTTTCCAGCCGCGATGCCAGCCCAGCGACTTTGTTTCAATGCGCCAGGCGCGATTGGCCAGCTGCATCTGGGATTTAGGCTTCTTGACGCCGCTTAACTGCATTTGCTGCTCAGACATCTGGCACCTCCCCAGCGCGGATGCGGGCTGCATATTCTTTGGATTGCCAACTGGCGCTATAGTTGTAACCCTTCACGTGATCACCGAAACCTTCCACCGCCCGCGCGCCCACTTCGCGTAGGATGGTGTCGGTGGCTGGCATATTTCCGGTAGAACTCATGGCAGCCAAGATGACCCGAACGCCATCAGCACCAACTTCTTCACTTATCGCGTCAGTGTTTGACTGGACGACATCGCAGAAGGCTTGAACGGCATTTCTGGACGTTAAATTCTCAGCGGCCAGAGCCTGCAGTTGGTTGTTAAGATCATTATGCTCTTTCAGCAGAGCAACATAATCAGCTAGGCTGACGAACGTTCCCTTATCAGTGGGACGCATGATGGCCATCTCATGATTCAGGTGCATCTGGTAGTCAGGCGAGTAACGCTGAACATTCACAGAAGAGGAAAGGACGAGCAGGGCATTAAACACATCGATACGCCCGGCAGCTGCGCGGAGCAGGGCGCTGATTTCAGGGAAAGAGAGTTTCAGCTCTTCTGCTTTGCCATACGCTTCTTTAACGAATTCAGCGCTGGGCATATCGAGTAATGCTGTGTTTTTGCTGGTCATGTAATTAGCCTCCCGGCCAGATTCAGGCTGCACGAATCCCTTGCCGAGATGGCAATAATTCAGCAAACCGAATTTATTAATTAGTGGGCTGGTGGGCGCTGCAACGCACCACATCAGCCGGTGAGTCTCCCGAAGATTGTGCTGACAGGAGTTGAACCTGCGCCAGGGGGATTAGACCTGACCATCACCGGATACAACACAATGAAAAGAACATTGCCGGTCTCCGAATTGAACGGAGCATTTAGCTGCCTAACCCCTCCCATTAAAGGGAGTTGTACGGAATCGCACCGTCACTTATGCCTTGCTCGTCAATGTTCTTATCGCTGTATTGGCGCGTCATACTGGATTCGAACCAGTGACCTACGGCTTAGAAGGCCGGTGCTCTATCCAGCTGAGCTAATGACGCTTAAAAAGGGCGGTTAACAGGGCTGTAAACTATCTACCCTGGGTGGCAATACCCTGCCAACCGCCAAGACTACACACAGCATTCGTACAACGTTGCCTGGTTACTTCTCCACCTCAGGCGGTGGTGACATCATAATGCTACCCAAAGTAGAATTAATCAACTACAAAAAGTAGAAATAAGGGGGCGTAAGGATGATTTATAGGTATCGCCATGAAATTTAGACGAAAAAAAACCGGCATTGCCGGCTTGATTTGATAAGTAGATTTAAGCGAAGTCGTTAAATTTGAATGGCAATTGCTTGATTAGCTTACCAAAAATGTAAACTTCACCCATTTCATGGGATTCAATCTCAAAAGGTGGGTACTTAGGATTATCTGAGAGAACGCAAAGCTTGCGACCTTTAACCTTCTGTAATCGCTTAACGAACGTAGAATCTTCAAAATTAAAGACATAAATTCCATCGCCGTTGAAATGATCGATCTTTGTATCGATGAAGAGAAGGTCGCGGGGGCAGAGTGTTGGCATCATGCTGTCGCCATCTACATTGATTAGCTTTACCCCTTCAAGAGAAGATCTGCCGAAGAGTTCGTAAATCCTATCCTGGGGGATTTCTATGGCGCTAATGAGCGCTGGGAACTCTGCATTGATGAAGCCGTTACCAGCAGAAGCAAAGACCTCCAGTTGGCGCAATGTAACTACAGGTTTGTCCGCATGTCCGGTATTTTCGCCACCCACCCCATAGTCTAAGAAGGCCGGGCCAACGTTCAGCTTTTCGGCAATTCTTAGCATTTTTTCATCTCGAGGTTTTGCTGTGCCGAGCGTATACCGCCGCGCCATCTCGTAAGTTACGCCGCTGCTTTTAGCAAGATCACTCACGGAAACATCATTCTGTTTAAGAAGGCTGTTTAAGCGCATCGAGAAATCTATGTATTTTGGGGTTTCTTCTACCATAGGTAGAAGATTACAACCCACCTCGATAATCGTCATTTCTATTTTCAGTAGTTGATTTATTCTACTTTTAGTAGCATTATCCTTGGCATCTACCAAGGAGACTCAAATGACTTCCAAGTTTAAAAACATCACAGAAAAAGCCGTAATGGCAGTCGGTTCGCAAACCGCCGTTTCGCGTGAGTTCGATTTCAAATCGGTCCAGTCAGTAGCTAACTGGATTATTAACAACCAAGTTCCCGCCGATCGTGTAATCCAACTCTGCTCTCTTGGAGGGTGGTCTGTAACGCCGCACGAGCTCCGTCCCGACATTTATCCAAACCCAACCGATGGTTTACCTAACCCATCAGCAGCTTAACTTTTCACGTCCGGAATAATTACTACCAAAAGAGGTCGCAAATGGTGGATTTACAGGCGTTAGTCATACGGACCTGCAGAGAGAGTAGCTTCACTAACACTCAGATAGCAGATCAGCTGGGTATGACGTTCTCAGAGTTTAACAACCGGCTGCACATGAAGAACGGCACACGTTTTTTCGACATCCAGCACATGGACATGCTGCAGCGCGTAGTTGGCCATCCGTTCCTGGCTGATTACTTCGCTTCTCAATTCGGAATGCTGGTGGTTAAAAACCCGGTGCCGGAAGAAATGGACAACGTTGAGCTGTTCAGTATTCAGATGCACGCCGATGCAGCCCGTGGGCTGGTGGCGCAAGCAAAGCTGAATGCTGAAGAAGATGGGGTTGTAGACCGCGCAGAGCTGAAACACGTCGGCACTCAGGTGCTGAATTATATGAAGTACACGGCTAAAGGGTTTCTGGCGTGGGCGGCATTACATGGTGTTCAGGCGGATGCGATGGATTTACTGACTTGCAGAAAGGTTGAGAGCCACCAGGTTGCAGCCCGTGGCTCTCGGTGCGGATGATTCTTGGGAGAACATCACATGAACAGTTTACTCATAAACGCTGGCATTCCGCAATTACGTTGTGTCGTAGCTGGTGGCCGTTTCGTCTATGAAGAGAAGTTACCTTGTGCTTCAACGACTGACAACTACCAGTCCGAGTGGAAACAGGTGGATGTAGAGAGTTACTGGAAGAATTTCAATGCGATAGGGGGGGGGTACGCCGTGAACCCTGTCGACTTCATTCAAAAGCACATCATTGAGAAGCTGATTTCAGAGGGCTTTCCTGAAGATGTGGCCATAGCCAGCTCACGCGCTGGTGTCGATCACTATCACCGCTGCAGTCAGGCATCGAAGAAGGGCGCGATGTTTGACGACTGCCTTTATCACGCCCGGCAGGCAGCGACATACACCACACCGAAAAGCGAGCGCCCTAAGCGTGGTCGCGGCTCAAAGAGCGCATCTGGTGGCCTGCTATGACAGAGCTCAACCGAATCTATCGCGACCCGCGCGGCGTTCTCGTACGCGTCGTGCGCTGGGATGCAGAAAAGCAACAGGTTATTTATCTGCGGGAAGGCTATGAGCATGAGTGCATGCAGCCGCTGGAACTGTTCCGCAAGAAATTCACGAGGGTTTTATGAGCGTTAAATTATCTGCATTTGTCTGGGATGGTTGCGCTGCGGCCGGAATGAAGATCACCAGCGTGGCAATCATGGCTCGGCTGGCTGACTTCTCTAATGATGAAGGCGTTTGCTGGCCGTCAGTAGCAACGATCGCCCGTCAGATTGGCGCGGGTCCGAGCACCGTACGCACCGCACTTGGAAAGCTTGAGCAGGATGGCTGGATAAGCAGGACAGCCCGCCGCAAGGGTAATCGCAACGGGTCGAACCTGTATCAGATCAACGTTAAGAAGCTGCGCGATGCTGCAATGTTTCACCTGTCAGAATCTGACACGTCAAATCCTGACACATCAAAATCTGACGCATCAGAATCTGACCGTTCGAAATCCGACGCATCAAAATTTGACCCGTCAGAAAACTCGGCCAAAGCAGGTTTTCACCCTCCAGAATCTGGGGGCGATCCGTCAGTAACTTCAAAACATGATCCGTCAGATAAAAAAACTCTTTGTCAGGCTCCTGCAGAGCCCGACCCCGAAGTCGTTTTGACTGACTCTGCGAAACGGGTACTGACACACCTGAATCAGGTTACCGGCTCACGCTATCAGGTCGGTAAAACCTCACTCGAAAACATCCGTGCTCGCCTGGGTGAAGAGTTCACAACTAACGAGCTGATCCTGACCGTGGATTATCTGAACGCCAAATGGTCCGGCGATTTGAAGATGGCTGAGTATCTGCGACCAGCCACGATGTTCCAGCCCACTAAATTCCCTGGTTATCTGTCTGGCGCTCAGAAATGGGCCGAAGCAGGCCGTCCGAAGTGCGTGAACGGGAAGTGGGTCAAAGCGGGTAGCGAAGTTATTGGCGGTGACAACGTGGACGTGACAGAGCGTGACGCAGCATATCGTCGGTTTATTGGCAGCGGTAACCCTCTGAAAAAACCAAGCCAGCTGGAGCTGACCGTCAAGGCGGAAGCCAGCAAAGCAGGTGTTAGAGGGATGCGTGCAGATTTCGCTGTAAGCCGCTGGAACAGCATCTGGAAAGACTGCGCAGGGCGTGTGTCGGGAGGAAAAGCAGCATGAATATTCGTGATAAGGCCGTTGAGTTCGTACGCAGTCACCCTGACAGCTCCGCTAAGCAGATTGCCGATGGTGCCGGTATCCCTCGCCGGGTGATTCAGACGTTACTGGCCGAACTGTTGGTGTGTGAAGTGCTTCAGCGCCACACGGTGAACAACAACCCGTATTCATACCGTCTGGTTCAGGAAGACGAATTTACCGAATCAAACCAGAAGTACCGCGCTCTGCGTGAAAAGGCGCTGTCTCGCGAGAAAGCAGGCATGTGGCGTCGTGCTGCTCACTTCTGGTTGCTGGCGATGGATGCAGCGAAAGACGAGGACACACGGGGCCGTGCAGCTGCCCGCCGTGAGCATTGCATCAGCTGCGGCGGCACACTTCGGACGCATCCTGAGGGCAGCAGCGTCAGCTCGGTATCAGTACCACATCTTGACCTCTGGAGAGACTTTTGAAAAGCAAAATTAAGGCTCACTTCAGCCGCAACGAGATTTTTTATCACAGCATCCAGACGGCATGCGTTCTGATTCTCACCCTGATTTTGGCACTGGTAATGGAGATGGTAAGCAAATGAGTTCACTTTCAATCGTACATAAAAACCGCGAAGAATCCGCAACCGACATTGTGCCACGCAAAACCTACTTTGCCGGGCTGAAAGAGTTCTACGTGGAGCCGGGTTATAACGTTCGTGATATCGACCAGGACCACGTCCGTGAGTTCCGTGACTCATTCATCGCGGGTGAAGAGGTTCCGGCGCTTATCGTGCAGGTAACGGAGCAGGGTCTGAAAATCATTGATGGCCACCACCGTTACTACGGCGCAGTGATGGCCACCGAAGAGGGTCATGAAGTTGCACGCCTGGAATGCAAAGACGCGAAGGGCACAGAGGCAGACCGCATCGCACTGATGGTCACCAGCTCACAGGGTCGTGCACTGCTGCCGCTGGAGCGAGCCGGTGCATATCAACGCCTGAAAAATCAGGGGTGGGAAAACTTTGAGATAGCCAAAAAAGTAAAACGCTCAGTCGCAGACGTTGAACATCACCTGCAGTTACTGGAGTGTGGCGACGAGCTTATCGGCATGGTGAAGGCCAAAGAGGTATCTGCCACCACGGCTGTTTCGATGTCCCGTGAGTTTGGAACCAAAGCTGGCGCGGTTGCCACCGAAAAACTGGCCGAGGCCAGGGCATCAGGCAAAAAGAAACTGACCAAAGCAGCTGCTATCCCGCAGTTCAACGCAGGTAAAGCCCGTCGGCTGGTGGAGTTGATGGCCGCGTTTGAGTTCACTGATGACGGCTACACCGCGCCGGATGATGTGTATCTGGAAGCGATGGGAATACTGGCTGAGTACCGTGAAAAGCATGGACAGCCACAGCCAGCAGTTAAGCCCCCAGCACCTGAAGCTGACGACGAATACCTGCCACTGAACAAACAGGACATTATCGGTCATAGCGGTGTGGCAGTGTGGGCCTGCGCAGCAGCTGCGTTCGGCGAGAAGGATGAATACACTTTCAACGAATCAAAATACGCTCATACATGGGCCGCTGATTCAGTGGAGGCCCCTCAGGTGGTGACTGTTCCAGCCGATGCTATCCAGAAAGCCTTAAACCTTATTGATCAGCACGACAGCTCCAGCGCTTTGCGTGAGTGGGTCGATAAGACATACACCGACGAAGGGCAGCGAGAAGACATGTTTGATCGCTTCCTCACGGTGTACCGGGAGAACCGCACAGCCATTAAATCCGTACCGGCATACCTGAACCTGCTGCAAAGCACTCTCAGTGCCAGCTGGTCAAACATTCGCACTCTACGAGCAGCGGTACGGCAGGCAATCGAAGAACTGGCAAGGAAAGCCAATGACTGAGACTGCCACTAAGAGCAGGCAGCGCCCGTTCCTGAAATGGGCGGGCGGTAAATATTCCCTGCTTGATGAACTGGATAAACACCTGCCCTCCGGGGGCAGGTTAATTGAGCCGTTCGTTGGCGGCGGCTCAGTCTTCCTGAACTCCAGTAAACACGCTGAATTCCTCTTGGGTGATGCGAACGCCGACTTAATTAATCTCTATCAGATGTTGGCCGTGGTTCCTGGAAAGGTAGCCAGACACGCGCGCTTTATGTTTGAGCACATGGGCGACGCAGAGAGCTTTGCTGCAATCCGTACACAGTTCAACAACCAGCAGATGGACGGGCCTGAGCGTGCAGCGGCGTTCCTGTACCTCAACCGGCATTGCTTCAACGGCCTGTGCCGGTACAGCCTCAGCAATAAGTTTAACGTGCCGTATGGCAAGTATCGCGCGCCGTATTACCCGGAGCAGGAGATAAAGGAATTCACTGCGATGGCGCACAACTGCGTGTTTATGAATGCGGGATTCCGGCGAACTCTGGCCCTGGCTGGTTCAGGTGATGTCGTGTACTGCGATCCACCATACGAACCGCTGCCCGGCACATCAGGCTTCACATCTTATTCAGCTGGTGGGTTTGCATGGGAAGAACAGGTAGCGCTGGCAGAGCATTGCTTTGCAGCACATGAACGCGGCGCACGCATCGTCATATCCAACTCAGGCGCACCCAAAATCGTTGATCTCTACCATCAGCACGGATTCGTGATCCACGAAGTTCACGGACGCCGTTCCATATCAAGCAAAGGCAGCACCCGCACTGCCGCTAAAGACGTGGTGGCCACATTATGAAACTAATCCTGCCGTTCCCACCCAGCGTAAACGGCTACTGGCGTTCCGTTAAGGGGAGAGCGCTTATCAGTGAACGTGGCCGTAAATTTCGGGTGAACGCGATTGCTGCAGTATACGAGCAGTTGCGCCGTCGCCCTCAGGCGATAAATCACGATATTGAAGTTCACGTTGTTCTGTACCCACCAACCAAGGCTAAACGCGATCTGGACAACTTCCAGAAGGCGCTATTCGACGGGCTTACTCATGCTGGCGTTTGGGCTGATGACAGCCAGATAAAACGGATGGTGGTGGAATGGGGAAGCGTGACATGTCACGGCAAAGCGGAGGTAACGATCAATGAATTTCATCGATAGCTCAAGGCATTGCGGTTGTGATAGTAAACGAGAGCATGTACATTTGATCAGTGGTTCCAGTTGTTTGCAGACGCTGGTTCCATTTCACTAAATTGGGAGAGCACATGAATCAATTATTCGTAATTGACGGCGTTTCTGTACGCCGCGATCAAAACGCGCGTTTTTGTCTGAACGATTTACACCGTGCAGCTGGTGGAGAAGAGCGGCATAAGCCGGGTAACTTCTTCCGGCTTGAGAACATCAAAGAGCTTTGTGCAGAAATTGACCGTTGCTCAGATGTGAGCATCGCTTCGGTGGAATCTATCCGAGGTGGTCCGAGTCAGGGAACCTACGTTTGCAAAGAGCTGGTCCTGGCTTACGCGATGTGGATCAGTCCCTCATTCAACCTAAAAGTTATTCGCACGTTCGATGCCGTCGTGACCGGTCACACTCAGTCGCAACGTTCCGACCAGGTTCAGGCTGGCGTGATCCTCCTTGAGTCGGCCGCCAGAATGCTGAATCTCTCCAATTCATCAAAGTTGGGCGCTTATCAGACCCTCCAGGCATTTGCCGGTCTGCCGAATATGATGCCCGTTTATGCTATCGACGCACCCGCCGACGCCGTTGATGGTTCCAGCCGTCCGACAACCTCACTCACTACGATGCTGCGCGACAATAAGATCGCTATCAACACGGCAGATGCTTACATGAGGCTGGAAAAGCTGGGCATCGTACAGCGCATGTCCCGGCCAAGTAATTCCCGGCATGCAGTTAATGGCGTTAAGGGATTCTGGATGGTTACGAACAAAGGGCTGATTTACGCGAAAAACGTGACGAACCCCAAAAGCCCGCGTGAGACTCAGCCGCACTTCTTCACATCCAAATCAGCCGAACTAATCCGCATGATGATGACCGTCGATCAGGAGGATGAATGAGAGCCATCCTTATGCCGTTCCGCGTAGAGCAGCTGGGCACTGTGCTACTTAAACCCGGCAGTGAGGCTATGCCCCTGTTTCAGTCTGGCCGCGTTCTGATAAGCACACTGCCGGAGTTTATGCAGAGCATGCCATCAGGCCGCCTGGTTGATGTTGCACAGCCGCTGCTGGATGATCCTGACGTTGTGATGTTCCTGTCATCTGATGCGGTAATCAGTGCTGCTGGTGGCCGTTACGCGCTGGCAAGCTGGTTAACCTCGCCCCATCAACGCCACATTGGAACCGGATGCCAGAATAACGGTCTGGACCACAGCCACGGTCAAACCATCCTTAACATCGGCAAATCAGCAGTACGCCTCTGTTATCAGTGCGACAACCGACTGAGAGAGCAAGAGTCTTTACCGGCACTTGAAGAAACGGCACGCAGAAATGCCGCTGAATGGTTGCTGTACCGCGTGCAAACAGGTTTCCAGATGCCTGAGGGGCATCACGTCACACTGCCCGAAGTAACGCTGTGGGCTTCAATGAAAAACATCGCAGACAAGATGCCTGACTCTCTGGCGCGGCGCGTTCTCAAATTACCGGCATTACCCACGCCGCACGGAACGATGAAAGAATCCGATATCCGGCATGAGCCAGCTGTCGCTACTGAGCTGGCAGAGAAAGCTGCTCAGGTGGTAGAGCTGGCAATCGACCCGGAAACGCCCGAATCATTCATGAAGCGGCCAAAGCGCCGTCGCTGGACAAACGAGAAGTACACCCGATGGGTGAAACAGCAACCCTGCCTGTGCTGTGGACGGCAGGCAGACGACCCACACCACCTTATCGGCTACGGTCTGGGTGGTATGGCAACAAAGACGCATGACCTGTTCGTGATACCGCTTTGCAGGGCGCATCACGATGAACTTCATGCCGATGTGGGCGCGTTCGAGGAGAAGTACGGCACACAGCCTGAGTTGCTTCTGCGCTTTTTGGACAGAGTCCTGGCGATCGGTGTGATTGCCACGGGTAAAAAAATCTTGGGAGATAAAAATGGATGATATTTACGAGGTTCTTGAACGTTGGGGCGCATGGGCTGCTGCGGATAGTAGTGGCGTAGACTGGCAACCCATTGCTGCTGGCTTTAAAGGATTACTTCCTTACGGGAAAAAAACACGATTTCAGTGTGGTGATGACGAAGGTATTATGATCGATGGGTGCATGAGTCGTTTGAAAAAAATTAAACCCGAAGAGTACGAGTTAATTGTAGCACATTTTATTATAGGGTTGTCTTTGCGAACAATAGCAAAGAAACAGAAGCTCTCTGAAGGAACGATAAGGAAAAATCTTCAAACTGCATTGGGTTTTATTTGTGGTTGTCTTTCCATGTTGGATGTGAATTAAAGAAAGCCCGGTGACGGGCTTTAATTATTCATATGTATGCGATCGCCTAAGTAGTAAAGCCCAAAGAACGTAGTTACTAGGAGTTGCCAAGAAAAGTATCCGAAAACTATGCAATATCCGATTGATAAAAGATCACTTTTCTTAAATGAGATTATCGGGAGTACAATCGAATTGAGTGTTATTATTAAGATGCTCAGAGCTGTAAGGAAAGAAAATAACATGCACAGAAAAAGACGCCGAGTCAAATCTTCTTTTGATTGATAGATGCTTCCGTTTTCCTTTACACCTGTAACATAAATGTAAGGGTTTCCTTTGTCGTTTATTAATGGGTAGTCTATTTGCTTACGATTAAAGGTAGCTATTGCAGCAAGCGCAGCTATATAAAAACCAGGCAGGCCGTTAATGAAGTACGCCATTGACTTTATCACTCCCCCATCCTCAATTAATTTTTGTGCAGGGAATTCTAGAAAAAAGAAAAATAAAAACGTTATTGATGTAAGTATCAGAGGGATAATCCAGTCGTAGAAAAACTTCCCATTAACACCTTTAATGGAAAGGTATCCAAAAGGTCTGAATAAGTGATGAAAGATATTCATAGATCCTCACGAAATTTCATTTAGTTTTTCAATTATGTCTTCATGGATTATAGCATAGGAATCTTTGAGCTTTTCACTAAATCCTGTAACTATAGTCTTTTTAATGAATGTTTTTTCAATTGCATCGAGTCTAATGTCATCAGTTGACAGGCTCACCTGTCTTGGCGATTTTGCATCTGGTTCTCGGAATTTTATTTTAATGGTATCATAACCGCCATTGTCATCTTCTTTGAAGAATTTCCCGATTTTCTTTATCCATTGCATAACGCCAGTTTTTTCATCGCTGGGTTTGATTCTGAGCGTGCTTTCCATAGGGATTATGGCATTGTGTATGTCTGGTGCATTAATTGTTTTAAACTCATTTTTAACCAAAAGTACGTCAGACAACCCCTCTTTATTAATTTTGTCGAATAGCTCTTGGTCTAACATACCTTCCAGTTTAATAACAGGTTTGTAAAGAACCTTTACGGGTTTTCCTGTGGTTGGATTAATGACGTTGGTTTTTGAATCACAGGTGAAGATTTCTTCATTTTTTCTCGCTAATTCAAAAAGCACCCTATTGATAAAAAGTTCTATTGTCTTTGTTGGGACTTTAGGTATTACTGTAAGTAAAGTATTATAAGATCTATTGCTGCCGTCTAATGATATAAATGCAAAGGAAGACATATCATAACCTTGGTCTTTAACAGCTCCAGGATTAATCTCTGTTCTTTTTTTTGTTACAGTGTTTTTTATAACAGTAATAGAGCCATTTTTATCAACAGCATTTATGAGAAGGCACAGGTGTGTTGATGGCGTTTCAGAGTCGAACGGAAAATAACAAATATCTTCTAGCGATAATTCAATTGTTCCATTGAAGTAAGGATGGGTTGTCCCTTTCATTGAAATTAAATAATCTGATAAAGTTCTCATGTCTGGAATTGGACAATTGCAGTTTTTCTTATCTTCTTCAGACAGTTTTTGGGTGCGAAATTGAGAATCAATAGTCAGAGTGTGATGCGTGGCAATACGAGAATCAGCGTCCAAACGAGACATTTCTTATCATCCTAATTATTTTGTTATTGATAGTTTTGCTGTGTTAATAGTTGCTTTTGCTTCATAAATTAGACTACAAAAAAGCTAATGCGTACGCAAAGAATAATTTATTATGTTAAGAGTGGTCACTTCGACACACAGCTTAATCATCGAAACCTCGCCAATCGGCGAGGTTTTTGCTTTCTGGCGGTGTAGGTTCCCGCTTTTCCTTTTACAGCACACAGCGCCCAACCGGTAATCCCGGAGGTGAGAGATATGCGTATGCCTAACAACCCCCACAACTGGGCTGAGTTCAGTGAAATCATTGCCGCGTGGTGGCGCGGAGATACGCCGGTTGGCTCAGTTCTACTGGCGTTTGTAATGGCCGTCTTGCGTATTGCCTACACTGGCGGCGGCTGGAAAAAAATGGTGTTAGAGGGATTGCTTTGCGGTGCTCTGACTTTGAGCGTTGCCTCTGGCCTTGAATATCTGGAGCTTTCACGCTCCCTGTCGATCGCCATTGGCGGCGGCATCGGCTTTATCGGAGTGGAGCAGTTCAGAAAGCTTCTTCTCGCCATCCTGAATACCCGCTTCGGAAACTCTCCAAGGGCATAACAATGAACCAATCACAATTTCAACGGGCGGCTGGCATCAGCGCCGGGTTAGCTGCGCGCTGGTTTCCGCACATTGATGCCGCAATGGCCGAGTTTGGCATTAACAGCCCAATAGCTAAGGCGATGTTTATTGCTCAGGTTGGCCATGAGTCTAACGGCTTCAGCGCTACACGTGAGAGCTTTAATTACAGCGTACAGGCTCTGATTGTCACGTTTGTACCGAAGCGCCTTACAAAAGACCAGGCGCTGACGCTTGGCAGAAAGCCGGGTGAAAGTGCTTTACCCATTGAACGGCAGAAGGCGATCGCAAATCTGGTGTACCAGAAGCGATTTGGCAACAACCTGCCTGGCGATGGCTGGAAGTATCGCGGTGGAGGACTTATTCAGACCACGTTCCTTGATAACTACCGTACAACCGGCAACGCCATAAAGGTTGACCTCGTCAGCCAGCCTGAACTACTTGAACTGGAGCAGAACGCTGCCCGAAGCGCGGCATGGTTCTTTGTTTCTAAAAGCTGCATGAATTGGTTGCACAGTATCGAAAACGTAACCCGGATTATTAACGGCGGGACTAACGGCCTTGAGGACCGCAAAGCCCGCTTCACCCTGGCAAAAAGCATCCTCGTATAAGGAGTCTCATGAACTACCTCATTAATCGCCTGAAAGAGGCATCTACCTGGCGCGGCATTATTCTCGTTGTTGCAGGGGTTTTTGGCTGGCAGATGCCTCCCGGCATTCAGGAAACCGTTATTGCTGGCGGTGTCGCACTGGCCGGAGTAGTTGGTGCGGTTGTACCGGATAACGTTAAGAAAAAGTAAGCTGGCAGTCAGTTGGGTAGGAAAGAGTATTACATCAATATTCCGACACTTACAGATTAGTGGATTTTTTTTAAACATTCTGTTATGAATTAATTTTTAAGAATCTAAGGTAAAAAAATGGAAGTTTCTGGGCACTATGTTTTTAATAAAAACCCAAGAGTTGATAACTCAACTATAGAATCGACATTACAGAGCGCCATTGGAACGAAGGGAAGGGTCTGTGTTTATACAACAACTAAGGGCCAGCCATTAGTTGTTGTATATGAAGTTGATGAGGATAATCTTAATGACGTGGTCAACTCTTGCCATAATGTTGGGAAAATAATTGGAGCAATTTTCTATCCCACCATAGATGGTGGCACGATAGAGTATCATGTATAAGAAACCGCCTCAGGGCGGTTTTTTTATTGCCATTACAATGCCTGGCTCGCCAGTCATTGTAATGACAGTAAACCCACCATCTGAGGTATCCCATGCCAGAAATCACTACCGAACAGACCAACCAGTTGGAGCTGATCCAGACGCTTAACTACAACAACGCTGCTGTAAAGCAGGCGGTGACATTCATTCAGAACGACGCGTTCAAGCACCGTCTGTTCATTCAGCAGTACGGTCGCCTAATGATCAATGGTTACTCTGAGTCCGATGTCGTATCCCGCGCAATCACAGCGGTACAGGAATCCACTGAAGCGCTGGCAGTAATTACCACTACAGCTGCAGCAGAATAACCAGCCCTCACCGGGCTGTCAGCCTGGAGAACTCTATGCCTAAGGCAATACCCCGCGCATGCCGTAAGCAAGGCTGCGCGGCTACGACTACCGATCGTTCAGGATACTGCGAATCACATCGCAATACTGGATGGGAACAACATCAGCAGGGCAAGAGCAGGCATGAGCGCGGGTATGGAAGCAAGTGGGATGTTATCCGTGCTCGCATCCTTCATCGTGATAAGCACCTGTGTCAGGAGTGCATGAGGACTGGCAGGGCTAAAGCGGCGGCGACTGTCGATCACATCAAGCCAAAATCTCAAGGCGGGACAGATGATGACGGGAACCTTCAGGGGCTCTGCTGGCCATGTCATAAGCGGAAAACGGCAACGGAAAGGAAGCCGTGAAGGTGGAACTGTCGAATGATGGTTTAAATGAGAATGGGTATCATTAACAGCAGTGGTGCACCGACATGATGCAATCAAATGATAATCATTATCATTTGCATTTCCAAAGAGGGAGGGGCGGGGCAAATCTTTGAGCCCCTCAGCCTGAAGGACCGCCGCCTAACCTTTTTTTACACCGCCGCAGGTTACAGAACTTTTTTATGGGTTGTCTGGCCCTGAAATTAATAGGAGGTTTCTATCATGCCTGGACCACCAAGAACCCCGACAGCTCTGCGTTTGGTTAAAGGTAACCCTTCGAAAAGAGCTCTCAACAAGAACGAACCAAAACCCCCTTCAGGGGTACCCCTTATTCCGAAGCATTTTAATAAGCAGGAAAAATATTGGTTCAAGCGCGTTGCACAAGAACTGAATGGAATGGGGGTGATCACGACCATTGATGGTATGGCTCTTGAGCTGCTGATCGGGGCGTACGTCGAGTGGCGTAAGCATCGTGATGTCATTGAGCAGGAGGGAGAGACTTATACCGTCACAACGATGACAGGCGATGTGCTCATCAAATCTCACCCACGAGTAGCTATGCTGGCAGATTCATGGAAGCGGCTACGAGGCATGATGGCAGAATTTGGCATGAGCCCATCCTCACGCAGCAAACTTAATGCAGGCGGTGAGGCCGAAGAAGACCTTTTGGATGCATTTCTTAATAAAAAGCGCAAATGATGAATGGCAACCGTTCAGGCTGGTATTCAGTACGCAGAAAGCGTGCTGGCTGGCGAGATCGTTGCTGGCGAACTGGTGCGCCTGGCGTGCCAGCGTTTCCTCAATGATTTAGAGCAGGGGCCGGAGCGCGGCATCTACTTCAGTGAGGACCGCGCCCAGCATATTCTCGACTTTTATAATTTTGTTCCGCATGTAAAAGGTGCCCTGGCGGGTAAGCCGATTGAGCTGATGCCCTGGCATATTTTTATTCTGATTAATCTCTTTGGTTTTGTTATTCCGCTGATTGATGAGATGAGCGGTGAAGAGGTGCTGGACGAAGACGGCGAAACGGTCATGGTTCGCCGGTTCCGTACCGCCTATAACGAGGTCGCACGTAAGAACGCCAAGTCAACGGCATCATCCGGTATCGGTTTGTATATGACCGGCGCTGATGGTGAGGGCGGTGCTGAGGTTTATTCCGCTGCCACTACTCGCGATCAGGCCCGCATCGTGTTTGACGATGCCAAAAACATGATCAAGAAAGCGCCGAAAACCCTCGGACGGCTCTTTGGCCACGTTAAGCTGAACATCCATCAGGAGCGCACAGCGTCAAAATTCGAGCCGCTTTCCAGTGACGCGAACAACCTTGACGGCCTGAACATTCACTGCGGGATCGTTGATGAACTTCACGCACACCGCACCCGCGATGTGTGGGACGTTCTGGAAACGGCAACCGGCGCACGTCTTCAGTCTTTACTGTTCGCGATAACTACTGCGGGAACGAATAAAGAAGGGATCTGCTACGAGCAGCGCGATTATGCCATCAAGATATTGCGCGGTGTGGTGGAGGATGACACCTATTTTGCTGTCATTTACACCCTGGATGAAGGCGATGACCCGTTTGATGAGGCGAACTGGCCTAAGGCGAACCCCGGATTAGGCGTCTGTAAGCGCTGGGATGACATGCGTCGTCTGGCCAAAAAGGCGAAGGAGCAGATAGCAGCCCGCCCGAACTTCTTCACCAAGCACCTGAACATCTGGGTAACTGCCGAAAGCGCCTGGATGGACATGGATCGCTGGGGGAAAATGCAGGGCATTGCTCCGGCTGAACAGCGAAAACACTGGCCAATGTGGCTGGGTGTAGACCTTGCCAACAAAATCGACATCTGTGCAGCCGTTAAGGCATGGCAGGACCCGGAGGGGAAAACTCATATCCAGCCGCGATTCTGGATACCTGAGGGTAGGCTTGAGACTGCGCCGAATCACATCGCCGAACTGTATCGCAAGTGGTCGGATGCAGGGCACCTTCAGCTGACCGATGGTGATGTTATCGATCACGGCCTGATTAAGGCTGAAATCGTTGAATGGGTAGCCGGTGACAGTCTGAATGAAATCGCTTTTGACCCGTGGAGTGCCACGCAATTCAGTCTGGCACTGGCAGAAGAAGGACTGCCACTGGTCGAGGTTGCTCAGACGGTGAAGAACCTGTCTGAGGCAATGAAATCCGTGCAGGCAGAGGTTTACGGCAACAAAATTCACCATGACGGCAACCCCGTCATGACCTGGATGATGTCGAACGTCACGGTTAAACCGGACAAAAACGACAACATCTTCCCGAACAAATCCACACCTGAAAACAAAATCGATGGCCCTGTCGCGTTGTTCACCGCCAAAAGCCGGTTACTGGTAAACGGTGGTAATGACTCGCAGGACCTGAGCGGCTTCTTTGATAATCCGATAATGGTAGGAGTCTGATGAAAGCGAACAAACAGCCCGGCAGGGTTAAAAGTGCGCTGCTGAACTGGCTGGGCGTCCCCATTGGACTGACGACGGGGACATTCTGGCAGGAATGGATGGGTATGAGCACCAGCGGAAAGGTGGTATCGGCTGAGAAAGCGATCCGCCTTTCTGCTGTCTGGGCTTGTGTCAGGTTGCTGAGCGAGTCTGTTTCAACCCTGCCTCTTAAGATTTACGAACGACAGGCGGATGGCTCCCGCAAGCCAGCAATGGAGCATCCTGCTTACCGGGTGTTGTGCCGCCGTCCGAATATGGAAATGACCCCATCGCGCTTCATGCTGATGTTAGTGGCCAGTATTTGTCTGCGCGGGAATGCCTTTGTTGAGAAGAAGATGATTGGTAATAAGCTGGTTTCGCTTATACCCCTGCTTCCTCAGAACATGGTTGTCAAGAGGCTGGATAACGGTCAGCTGGAATACACCTATACCGAGGTTAAAACCTCGCGAGTCATACCCGTTAAAAACATCATGCACATTCGCGGATTTGGTCTGGATGGGGTGTGTGGAATGATGCCTATGATGACAGGTCGCGATGTCATCGGTGCCGCAATGGCGGTTGAAGAGTCAGCCGCAAAGATTTTTGAAAACGGGCTTCAGAGCTCTGGTTTTCTTTCTGCGGATAATGCGCTCGATAAAGATCAGCGAGAGCGGCTGCGCGGATACATGCAGGCTTTCACCGGATCACGAAATGCCGGGAAAATTATGGTTCTTGAGGGTGGTCTGAAATATCAGAACGTCACCATGAATCCTGAAGCTGCGCAAATGCTGGAATCACGATCCTTCAGCATCGAAGAAATATGTCGCTGGTTTCGGGTTCCGCCTTTCATGGTTGGCCATGCGGATAAGCAGAGCAGCTGGGCATCCAGTGTGGAGGGTATGAACCTGCAGTTTCTGACCAACACATTACGCCCGCTGCTGGTCAATATTGAGCAGGAGATTTCCCGTTGCCTGCTTGATGGTGACGACGACCTGTTTGCAGAGTTTTCAGTTGAGGGGCTGTTGCGTGCCGACAGTGCCGGGCGTTCAGCTTATTACACGACCGCCCTTCAAAATGGCTGGATGTCGCGTAATGACGTTCGCCGGCTTGAGAATATGCCGCCGATTGAAGGTGGAGACCTTTACACGGTACAGCTGAATCTTACGCCACTTGAAGACCTCAAGCAGAACACCCAGGCTGCTCAGGCGGCGAATCTTCTCAAAGTTCATAACTACGTCTTCCCGGACATTCCGTTTGAACAATCTCCGCTGAAAAAAGCGGCTTAGGAGCTACCCCCATGACACACAAAAGCCTTCCGGCTGCACCGGCGGGGCGGCCTTCTGCGCTCTCAAAACGGGACCTTCCGGCCGCCGCAATGGATCGCTGGAATGGCGGCATCAAAGCCGCAAAACCCGATGAAAACAGCATCTCCATTTTTGACGTGATAGGCGCTGATTACTGGGGGGACGGTGTGACTGCCAGCCGTATCGCTGGTGCGCTGCGCTCGCTTGATGGTGCTGACGTAACGGTCAACGTGAACTCACCGGGTGGAGATATGTTTGAAGGCTTGGCGATTTACAACCTGCTGCGTGAGTACGAGGGCAGGGTCACGGTGAAGGTGCTGGGCCTTGCTGCTTCTGCCGCCTCCATCATCGCGATGGCTGGCGATGATATTCAGATTGGCCGGGGAGCCTTCCTGATGATCCACAACTGCTGGGTGTACGCGATGGGTAACCGTCATGACCTGGCGCAGATTGCGGCAGAAATGGAGCCGTTTGATAAAGCAATGGCCGATATCTATTCGCACCGGACCGGGCTGAGTATGGAGGACGTGGCCGCCATGATGGACGGTGAAACCTACATTGGCGGCAGCGATGCCGTTGATAAGGGATTTGCCAATCGCCTGCTGTCAGCTGATGAAATCTCTGACGATGATGACAGCCCGTCTGCAGCGCTTCGCAAGCTTGATGCGTTGCTGGCAAAGACGGGAACGCCACGATCTGAACGTCGAAAACTTCTCAACGCTTTGAAAAGCAGTAAGCCGGGCGCTGCTGCTGATCATGATGGTACGCCGGGCGCTACCGATGAAGTAAACCCTGAAAATATTAAACAACTTGAAGACGCGCTGGCCGCGTTCGGCAAATAAGGAATCGCTATGTCTGAAGTAAACGAAATTCTGAAAAAAGTAACGGCCAGTATCGAAGAGGCCAACAGTAAGTTCAGCGCTAAAGCTGAAGAGGCGCTTAAAGAAGCTAAAAAATCCGGCTCTCTCTCAGAAGAAACTAAAGCTGCGGTCGATAAAATGGCGTCAGAGTTTAACGCTCTGCGTGAAGCTGAAAAAACGCTGAAGGCAGCACTGGGCGAACTGGAACAGCACGTTGCTCAGATGCCGCTAAGTAATGCGGCAAAACTGGTTGAGACCGTCGGCCATCAGGTTATTTCATCCGAAGCGCTGAAAGCTTTTTCGGCTGGTGTTGAAGGTAATAAACGTCTCAGCATTCCGGTAAGCGCCGCTCTGCTGACGGTAGATGTACCGGGGCAGATTGTGGCACCTGATCGCCTGCCTGGTATCGATGCCCAGCCAAAGCAGCGTCTGTTCATTCGTGACCTGATCGCACCTGGCCGCACAGCATCCAACACCATTTACTGGGTGCAGCAGACTGGCTTCACCAACAATGCAAAGGCTGTTGCCGAGAACACCACCAAGCCTTACAGCGATATTCAGTTCGCGGAAAAAATCACCCCGGTACGCACCATTGCTCACCTGTTTAAAGCGGCCAAGCAGATTCTGGACGACATGCCGCAGCTTCAGTCAACGATTGACGCTGAGCTGCGCTACGGCCTGAAGTATGTCGAAGAGCAGGAGATTCTGTTCGGTGACGGAACCGGCGCTCACCTTGAAGGCATCATCCCTCAGGCGTCAGTATATGCAGCCGCGTTTGAAGTGGACCAGCAGAACGGCATTGATGATTTGCGTCTGGCTATGCTGCAGGCCCAGTTAGCGCGATTCCCGGCATCCGGCCATGTCCTGCACTTCATGGACTGGGCGAAAATCGAGCTCATTAAAGACACGCTGGGCCGCTATATCCTGGCGAATCCAGCCGCGCTAACAGGCCCGACTCTGTGGGGACTGCCAGTAGTAGAAAATGAATCCGCGGCCTTCCAGGGTAAATTCCTGACCGGTGCATTCAATGCTGGTGCACAAATCTTCGATCGTGAAGATGCCAACGTGGTGATCTCTACCGAGAACGCCGACGACTTCGAGAAGAACATGATCTCAATTCGTTGTGAGGAGCGTCTGGCGCTGGCGGTCAAGCGCCCTGAGTCTTTCATCTACGGCACCTTCACCCCGCCCGCTGCTGGTGGCGGCGCGTAATTTCTGAGTGGCCTTCGGGCCACTCTTTACCCCGGAGAGACATATGAAATTAACCGCGATTAAGCCTATCTACCATGAAGGCGAGGTGAAAACCGAAGGCACAACCTTTGAAACGGTGGAGCAGCACGGCCGAGAGTTAATTAAAAAAGGGTATGCAGTGCTGGTGGTTGAAGATAATCCTGCAGAGCAGCCAGAGCAGCCAGAGCAGCCAGAGCAGCCAGAGCAGCCAGAGCAGCCAGAGCAGCCAGAGCAGCCAGAGCAGCCAAAAACAAAGTCCAAAACTAAATAAGGCGGTCCCATGATCGAGATGAGCGTAATTAAGGCTCATTGTCGGCTTGAGCCTGATTTCGTTGAAGACGACACAATTCTGGAAGCCTACAACCGCGCTTCATGGCGGTATGTAGAAAAATGGACGCGTCGGAAGCTTTATTCCCTAAATACTGACCCGGGATTTGATACCGACGAGGATCGTTTACTGCTTGATGACGATATCAGGGTTGCCATGCTTCTTCTGATTGGCCACTGGTATGAAAACAGAGAGGGTGTAACTGTCGGCGTTACTGCAACCACAGTTCCCCTTGCTGTTGATGCATTACTGCAGCCTTATCGTATCTATGGGGTTTAGGGGGGGGGGCACATGCAAGCCGGAAGACTGCGGCATAGAGTAACAATCCAGAATTTCACCACCTCTCGCGACAGTTCGGGCGAGGAGATCGAAGCCTGGGTTGATGGAAAAACTGTTTGGGCTGAAATCCGCGGTATCAGTGGGCGTGAGCTGGTGGCATCGGCAGCTGAGACTGCTGAAGCAACCATCCGAGTATGGATGCGTTATCGAACGGATGTAACGGCTGCATCACGGCTCTTGTGCCTCAACGGTCCTTTTAAAAATCAGGTTCTCGATCTGACAGGGCCACCGATTCCAGACGCGAAAGGCACTCAGCTGGAAATTTTGTGTAAGCAGGGGGTGAAGCGTGATTAACATGCATCTGGATTTCTCTGGCCTTGAGCAGATAGCAAAAGACCTCGAAACGTTGAGCAAATCGGAAAACAAAAAAGTTCTCCGTGAGGCCACGCGTGCGGGTGCTGAAGTTGTTGCTGAGGTCGTCAGGGAAACCGCTCCGATCCTTACCGGAAAAATGAGCCGTAATGTTGTGGTGATTACGCAAAAAGGGCGACAGGGGGAAGTGGCTTCCGGCGTCCATATTTGGGGTGTGAACCCGGATACGGGCAACAGCGATAACACGATGAAAGCCAGCAACCCTAAAAACGCTTTTTACTGGCGTTTTGTTGAACTCGGCACGTCAACAATGCCAGCGCATCCCTTCGTTCGTCCTGCATACGACAACAATCAGGATCGTGCAGCAGAGGCAGCAATTTCGCGCGCTAACGAAGCAATCGACGAGGTGCTAAGCAAATGACCGAGGCCGATGTTTATCCTTTGCTGTCGTCGCTTGCAGGTGGTCAGGTTTATCCTTACGTCGTGAAGCTGAATCCCCAGGGAAAACCAGCCGTAGAGCCACCGTGGATTGTATTTTCTCTTTCTTCAACGTTTGGCGATGTGCTCTGCGGTCCTGCCGAAGAGAATGTATCTCTGCAGATAGATGCCTATGCGAAGACGATTAACGATGCCCGTGCGCTCAGGTCGCAGGCATTATCCCTGATTACCGTATTCAATCCTTCTCAGGTCAATAACCAGCAGTTTAAAGACAGCGAAACAGGGCTCTGGCGAGCGCTGCTTGAGGTTCAGGTCATCAACTGAACCATGTGTCTGTGTCTAACCCGTAACCCGCAAATGCGGGTTTTTTAGTTTCTGGAGATCACTATGTCAGCTTTGTTTGAAAAAGCTCAGGGTACGCAAATCCTGATTTCATCTCTTCCTGCAACGGCTGCTTCTGCACCCTCTGCAATCTATCTGTCGTTATCCTGTGCATTAAAGCAGGCTCAGTTCACCGCAGGGCAAAAACAGGACATCGACGTTACTACGCTCTGCTCAACCGAACAGGAAAACGTTAACGGTCTTGCTGCACCCTCTGAAATTTCGCTGTCCGGCAACTTCTACAGAAATGCGGCTCAGGATTCATTACGCGATGCGTACGACAACGATACTGTCTACGCCTTCAAAATCATCTTCCCGTCCGGTAACGGCTTTATGTTCCGCGCTGAAGTACGTCAGCATACCTGGGATTCGCAGACGAATGGGGTGGTGGCAGCAACGTTCTCGCTGCGTCTCAAAGGCAAGCCGACCCCGATCAATGCAGTGCAGCCACTGGATTTAACAACTGATTTGCCAGCGACTAAATCCGTTGCTGCCGGTTCTGCTCTTTCTCTCGCGGTTGAGGCAACGGGTGGTGTCGCGCCATATACCTATCAGTGGCAAAAGGGCGGGGTGAATGTTAGCGGCCAGACGTCAGCGACGTTTAACAAAGCCAGCGCAGTTGTCGGTGATGCCGGTGTTTATACCTGCGTCGTCAACGATGCAGCCAGCCCTGCCAATACCATTACCTCAGCTGCCTGCACGGTTTCTGTAAACTAATTCTGGAGCGCCGGGCAACCGGCGGAATAACAAATAATGGCAAAAGTTAATCTGAAGCAACTTGCTCTGGCCAAACTGGCCGGGTTTCGAAATAAGACGGTGATTGTCCCGGAGTGGCAGGGCGCTGAAGTCATTCTGCGTGAGCCATCAGCCGAAGCCTGGCTGCGCTGGCAGGAGGCGACCAAGTCAGGTGATGTGGAGAATATTTCCATCTCCGAAAAGGCATTACGCGGTCTGCGTGGTGACGTGATTTTGTTTATTGACGTGGTTTGCGATACCGATCAGCAGCCCGTTTTTACTGTGGATGATGCCGAAGAAGTGCAGTCGGTATATGGCCCAATTCACAGCCGCCTGCTGAAGCAGGCGTTAGACCTTGTGGCCAGCGCTGAGGATGTCCGGGGAAAGTAAAAATGCCCGGTATGCAGTTCCTGATGGCGCTGGCCCTCAGAATGGGCCGCACGCTGGGCGAACTGCGGCAAAGCATGACTGCCAGTGAGTTAATGATGTGGGCGGAGTACGATCGGCTAAGCCCCATTGGGGATGTGCGAAGCGATATTCTCAGCGCTCAACTGGTTTCGGCTGTATATGGAGCGCAGGGCGCGAAGGTTTCAATAGAAGAGGCTCAGCTTCAATGGAGCGGTGATCCTTCTGGCGACAATCAGATAAATGATCCTTTTGCAGGGCTTGAAGCGTTTTTTCATGCCGCATCCAACTAACCTGTTGTGGCTAAGTTTCATTCAATTGATAAGAATTTCAGATGTTAAGGTGAGATTATTTAAATATTTTGTAATTTTTTTATGTTAGGATGTTTCTGATTGTAATAAAGGAAAATCTAACAGATGAAACAAATTTTTATCGCTTTATTTGGCGCATGCTTGCTATCTGGTTGCGCCACTATTGTTGGTGATGATACACAGCTAATACAAGTAAACAGTGACCCGGCAGGAGCTGACTTCCAGGTGAAAGATGAATCTGGCCGCGTTGTTGCTCAGGGTAAAACTCCGCAAGGTGTTACACTGGCAAAATCAGACGGAAGTTACTTCGGTAAGAAAAGTTATCAGGTAACGCTTTCTAAGGATAATTATTCTCCAGTTACTTTACCTATCAAAGCAAATGCAAATGGTTGGTACATCGGTGGAAACATCGTATTTGGTGGCCTCATTGGATGGCTGGCAGTTGATCCATTCAACGGCGGAATGTACACATTGAAGCCCAAAGAAACAAACGCAATTTTGGCACCTCAGGTTAAATAACTATAGCCAAAGAAGGTTGTAAACTTCTTAATCCTGATGCCAGTAAATATTACAGACCCGCTTCGGCGGGTTTTTTATTGCACAGGATAAATGCATGGCGACACTACGTGAATTAATCATAAAAATTTCCGCAAACTCCTCTTCTTTTCAGAGTGAGATTGCTCGCGCCTCACGTATGGGTAGTGATTATTACCGTGTTATGCAGAATGGTGGGCGACAGGCCGCGATCGCAGCGAAGGAAAGTGAAAATGCCCTGAAAGACCTCACAGCAGGTTTTGCGTCAGCGGGGCGTGCGGCGACAGTGGCTGCAGCTGCATTCGCGACAGGTGGGTTAATTAAAGTTGCTGACGAATGGAACTCAGTAAATGCAAGGTTAAAGCAGGCCACGATAAGTACCAATGACTTCACCGTCGCCCAAAGTCAGTTAATGAAGATTAGCCAGAGTACCGGCACCGCATTTTCAGATAACGCAAATTTATTCTCTCGCTCAGCGGCGTCAATGCGAGAATTCGGTTACTCCACTCAGGAAGTATTGAGGGTGACCGAGGCTGTCTCTACAGGATTAAAATTGTCAGGGGCGAACACTCAGGAATCCAGCTCGGTAATAACTCAATTCAGTCAGGCATTGGCGCAGGGAGTTCTCCGTGGTGAAGAATTTAACGCGGTCAACGAATCTGGTGATCGTGTAATAAGAGCACTAGCTGCGGGAATGGGCGTAGCAAGGAAGGATTTAAAGGCGATGGCCGACGCAGGGAAGCTGACTATTGATCGTGTTGTTCCTGCAATTATTAGCCAATTGGGGGTTATGCAGAGCGAATTTGCTGCAATGCCGCAGACTGTTTCATCCTCCGTCCAGCGCGTTAGCAACTCTTTCATGGCTTGGGTGGGAGGGGTGAATGCCGCAACAGGCGCAACTGATACCTTATCTGGTGGGGTTAACAGTATTGCGGGGCTGCTGGATTCCTTATCATCATCAGCAGTAAGTGGTGCTTTGAATGACGTTGCTGACAATATGTCTACCATCACAACCGCTGCAGGAGCGCTTGTTGGGGTTGGACTTGCTAAATATTTTGGTGGAATAGTCTCTGGTGCTGCCAGTTCAACTACCTCGCTGATTGCCGCCGCTAAAGCTGAAGTCTCACTCGCCTCTTCCACGGCGAACGCCGCTCAGGCTGCGGTGACAGCCGCTCGCGCAGACGTATACAGGGCGCAACAAGCTCTTCAGCGATCAAAAAGCGTCATCTCACTGGCAGCACAGGAGGAGAAGATTGCTGCGGCGCAGGGCAAGGTCACATTAGCTCAAACCAGACTTAATGCAGCACTTGCCTCCGGAACCGCAACGGAGAAAACACGCGCCAAGGCAGCACTTGATAGAGCGCAGGCTGCGCTTGTTTCGGCGAAAACCACGGATGCGCAGACTCTCGCTGAAAAGCGCCTGGCAGCTGCTCAGGCGGGGCTAAATCGCAATCTGGCTAACAGGTCATCAGCGCAGCAAAACCTCAACAGCGTCACCTCAGTCGGCACCAGAATGATGTCAGGGGCTCTGGGTTTAATTGGTGGGATTCCTGGACTGGTTATGCTGGGTGCTGGTGCGTGGTACGCAATGTATCAAAATCAGGAGCAAGCCAGAGCCTCGGCAATTGAATACCTTGGCGCTCTTGAGCAAGTTAAAGCTGCAGCTTCTAAAATGAGTCTGCCTGAACTGGATGATAATCGCGGCAAAACTATTTCAGCTCTTCAGGAGCAAAATCGCTTAGTCAGTGTTCAGGAAAAAGAAGTAGCCAGATTGAAGGCTCAGATAGAGGACTTAAATAACACAAGAGGTAAGCCTGGATTAACCAGTGAAAATGACGAAAACATTGTCAGAGCTGTAACTGTGGTTACAAGCCAGCTTGCCGTAGAGGAAGAAAAACTTTATCAACTTCGTGAGAAATCAGCAGCAGGGAAAAAAGCCTTAGGCGATATCGAGCGTTTTCGTAACGAAGCAATCCGTGAACAGGTCTGGCGGCAGAACCAACAATATCAGTCTCTGTTATTAATGAATGGCCAGTTTTTTGAATACAACCGTCTCCTTTCAGCTGGCAATACACTATTAGCTGCCAGGCAAAGCCTGGTGAACATCCCAATGCGAATCCCCAATGCTACGCTGACTGATAAGCAGGCCGACATGCTTAAACAATCGGATCAGCAGCTTGAGCTTGCGGGGCTGAAGGGAGAGGCTCGGGCAAAAAGGCAGGCAGAGTTTGCCGCTGATGCGGCTGGTCTTACTGATACTCCTGAATATGCCGATTCACGGAATCGCTATATTAGCAATGAAGTTAACCGCTTTAGAAAGGATGAAGCAGCCAAGCCAGAAAAAAAAGGACCAAAAACTGAGGGTGAAAAAACAGAGGATGTTTATAAGCGATTAATTAAGCAACAGCAGGAGCAGATAGCTTTAGCCGGGACATACACGGAACTCGCGAAAATGAAGTATCAGGTGACTCAGGGCGAGCTGGCATCACTTGAAAAAGCCAAGAAGGAGACGCTTATTCAGAACGCTGCTCTTATCGATCAGAAAGACATTGCTGAACAGTTAAAAACATTTCGTGACGGTCTGGCTGATACTAATGATGCAGCCCGGAATCGGGGAAATATTGATTTCCTCGGTGCGGGAATGGGAGATAAAGCCCGTGACCGCATGAAAGAAATGGCTGATATCCGCACTGATTTTACCCGCCAGCAAAATGAGCTGCAGCGCGATTTCAGTCGGGGCCAGATTTCTGAAGACCTCTACAGAAAGCAAACTGAGGCGCTGAAAGAAGCCCTGGACGAACGGCTGGAGATTCAGAAGGATTATTATAAAAAATCCGATAAACAGCAGTCCGACTGGCGCAGCGGTGTGACAGATGCTCTGATGAATTATGCCGACCAGGCTGCTGACCTCAGCTCCGTAGCCGCCACCGCGACCAGCGAAATCCTTAACAACACAACCAGCTCTATCGCCAGCAATATGACCAGTGTTCTGACCGGTACGCAGACCTTCAAAGAAGGAATGTCCGGCATCTTTACGTCCCTGGGTGAGACAGTGATCCAGACGATGATCCAGATGGCCATGCAGGCGCTTATTACCCGCGCAATTATGGCATCGTTCGGCGGTGGTGGCGGGCTGTTCGGTAGCCTGTTTGGTGGTGCGAGTAGTGCAGCAAGTGGCGCTGGTGCGATGGGAATGAGCACCAGTTTCGCGGCATACGCTAATGCGAAGGGCGGTGTTTATGATTCACCGTCGCTGTCGTCATACAGCGGTGGGGTGTACAGCACGCCGCAGTATTTTGCGTTTGCCAAAGGCGCGGGAGTATTTGGTGAAGCAGGACCGGAAGCGATCATGCCGCTGACCCGTGGTGCGGATGGCTCCCTCGGTGTTCGTGCAATCGGCCGGCAGTCGGCTGCAGTCGAAGCCGCAGCGCAGCAGATTGAATCTCAGCCAAGAGTTACTGTGCACGTCAGCGCTCCCAACACCTTCACCGGCAAGCCTGACGATGCAACACTTCTGGCCATTGATAAGCGAACTGAGGCGCTGGGCAGGCGTCTGGTTGACAGTCTTACATCAGAGGTCATGAAGCCCCAAAACAAATTCGGCAGGGCCATCTACAGCAATCTCCAGTCCAAAAAACCCACTTAAACACCTGCCCGGAGGGACAGTTAATGGCAGATATTCTCTACCCGGACAACATACTGCCGATGCCACTCATGGACGGATATGGCTTTAAGCCGGTATCACCGCTTTTAAGTACCGAAATGACATCTGGCCGCACCCGTCAGCGGCGTCTTTACACCTCGACGCCAACGAAGGTCACCGTCAAATGGATTTTCAAAACCGATGCCCTGGCTCAGGTTTTCGAAGCGTTTTTCCGGGATACCCTCAAAGACGGGATGTCGTGGTTTTACATCAAGCTTCAGACGCCGATCGGGGTTAAGCCCTACAAAGCCAGATTCACTGATATCTATGAAGGCCCGACGCTGATAGCGCCTAAATACTGGCAGTACAGCGCCACGCTGGAGTTATGGGAGCGGCCGCTGCCGCCTGTCGGGTGGGGTAATTACCCGGAACTGCTTGCAGGATCTGCCATCGTCGACATCGCGATAAATCAGGAGTGGCCAAAGGCATGACCGTACTTGAAAGGCTTTATGCCAGCAGCGGCTCTGAAGTCATCCATGACACCGTGCAGATTTCTGCCGGTGAGTCGAACTACTGGCTTACCCGTGGATGGGATGATGTCAGCGTCACACTGGAAAACGGCGAAAAGGCGACGTTTGAAGGGTGTGCCGTGGATATCGCATTACCGGCACGAAATGCTGATGGTACTCAGGACCTGAAGTTTGCTATCAGCAATATCGACGGCGTTGTGTCGGCAGCGATAGACAGTATTCTGGATGAACTGAAATCAGCGAAACTGACGTTCCGCCGGTACATCTCAACGGACCTGTCTGCGCCTGCAGCAGCACCTTACACCCTCGAAATCAAATCCGGCAGTTGGACGGCAACATCCGTTCAGCTCACCGCCGGGTATATGAACGTGCTCAAAACAGCATGGCCACGCTTCCGGTATAACCTCTCCGAACACCCGGGCCTGCGTCACATGTAATGAGGTTTCACATGTTTGATCCTGATAAATACCGTTCAGTCACCTGGCTGAAGGGCGGCAGAGCTTACCCTGAACTTGACTGTTTCGGCATCATTAACGAGATACGCGACGATCTCGGGCTGGCACGCTGGCCGGATTTTTCCGGGGTGACAAAAGACGGCGATGGCTTAAACCGTGAGGCGCTGAATCTGATGAAGTCCCTGAATCGCTGCGAGCCCTGCGAGGGAGCTGGCGCGGCATGTTACTCAGGTTCGACGGTTACCCACGTCGGGGTAGTCGTCAGTGTTGATGGCCAGCTCTATGTTGCTGAGTGCAATCCGGGCATGAATGTCACTTTCCTTCCTGTTGCGCGTTTTATCCGGCGCTTCAGCCGCGTGGAGTTCTGGCAATGACAATATGTGTTTATCCGTCCCGTCTGCCGGGAGAGCCGCTTGAGGTACATCAGCACGCGACCTGCACGCTGCATGACTGGATGGTTAGCAATGTTCCTGGCTACAGCAATGATCGGGTTCATCCGGTCAGCGTCGATGTGGATGGTGTTGCGGTGCCACCGGCAGAGTGGCCACTCTGCTACCTGCGTGCGGATTCTGATGTGCGGATTTACCCGACGCCTTACGGCACGGGGCTGGAAATAGCGGCATGGGTGGCTATCGGTGTGTCTGTCGCTTCTGCTGCGTATTCGATCATCATGATGACGCAGATGGGGAAAATGGGGACGTCGCCGGGAAATGGCGACCAGCTGGACCTGGCCCCGGCGAAAGCCAACACCGCAAAGCTCGGCGATCCTGTTCGTGAGGTACTGGGGCGCTGCCGCGTGTTCCCTGATTACCTGTTACAGCCAATAAGCCGCTTCGATAAGGACGACCCGCAGATTTACCGCACCGAGATGTTTCTCAGTGTTGGCGTCGGTAATTACGTCATCAACCCGGGTGACATTAAGATCGGCAACACGCCGGTTAACTCCTTTGGTGAAGATACGTCTGTGACCATCTATGCACCGGGCGCAGACATCAGCGGAGACAGAAGGGCGGACAACTGGTTTAACTCGACAGAAGTGGGTGGAACAACGTCAGGCACTGCTGGCCTCGATCTGGCCTCAACGGGGCCGGATAACGTGAGCATCAGAGCGGATGCCGTAATTGTTTCCGGGAACAGCATTTCTCTTATTGGCCAGACGTCTGACGATGAAGACGAAGATGATGATACCTCTGTACCGGAATCATGGACAACCGGCACGCTGATAACCGTTATCGTACCTGATTCCTTCACTGCCACAACTGCTGGTGGCCGTAACGTTATCTACGGGGATTTCACGGAATTAAATCCGTCGGTGGAAATGGCCGTCAGCCTGCAGTGGGGAACGTATGACTACGATCTGTTCATTGCGTCGTATGAGCCTGGGTCGCCAGCCGTCCCCGGCGTGGGTGGTTCTGCAGCCTCTTTGACGGCCAGCGCAGCACCCACAACATACGACTTCAGCACTTCGGCATTGTCTTTCACTCTGACCTGGGCAGGCGTCAGCTATGTTGTGGCACTCAGTGCGAACTATCTGACCATGTCTGGTCTGACCGATGCCATTGATGATCAGCTGACTGGCTCCGGTCTGGTAGCGCGGGACGCAGGTGGCGTTCTGCAGATCGTTGAAAAAACCAGTCCGTACAGCGGAAATTCGATTGGTACAACAGTTCTGCCACCGTCACTGTTCGGCGATGCACCCGTGAATGCTGCAGGCGTTGCTTCAAGCGGCGGAAGTCCTGAGGTTCTCCCCTCTGTCACCCTGGCGTGGAACAGCTCGACAGGGACTGCTTTCTCCGGCATACCGGATGGTACGCAGCGCATAGCGTTTGGAGCGAAAGGCGATCAGTTCCGAATCACCGATGTTGACGGCCTCACTCTCAGCGTTGAACGAATGGTTGAAGATATCACCGGTCAACTGGTTGCAGATGCCAACTGGCCGGGATTCACTGCCCGAACGTTACTGGATGCCAGCGTGACGGGCGTTAATGACGCTTATGACTGGATGGGGCCATTTCTGTGTTGTCCGGAGGGTGAAACCACCACGCAGATTGAACTCAATTTTGTCTATCCGCAGGGGCTGGTGGATATCGGGAGCAAAGACGGAAAAATCCACTGGCATGACGTCGAAATAACCATCCAGTACCGTCTGTCTGGGTCGGTAGATTGGACCTCAGTCAAAATCAAACACGGTAACGACACGGTTAATATGATCGGCTATACAGAGTCGATCACTTTCCCGGTTGCCGGAAATTATGAAGTTCGTGTTAAGCGCGACACCCCTGTGTGGGGCGGTACCACACGCGATTCTGTGCAGTGGCAGGCAATGAGGGCAAAACTGCCGACGCGGCCAGCACGCTACAACAACCTCACTACGATGGCCCTCACGGTGCGAACCGGCAACCGCCTGGCATCGCAGTCAGATCGCCGGGTTAATGCCGTGGTGACACGTCTGTATGACGGCCATACATCGCGCAGCATCTCGGGTGCGTTTTATCACGTTGCGCGAAGCCTGGGCTATAACGATAACCAGATTGATATGGCCACCATTAACCAGCTTGAGGCGACGTACTGGACGCCACGCGGTGAGCGCTTTGACTATGAAGCGGCAAGCGACAGCACGTCAGCAAAAGATGTGTTCGATAAAATCGTCGAAGCGGGGATGGGGTATTTCCTGCTTTCTGACGGCCTCTTATCTGCCGGAAGAGAAGGGATAAAGAACTGGACGGGGATTATCACGCCTCAGGAAACAGTAGGGGAGATGGAGACGGCATTCCGTGTGCCATCAGACGATGATTACGACGGCGTGGACGTCAAATACATCAACCCTGTGACCTGGGCCGAAGAAACCGTTCAGTGCCGGACTTCGGATAATCCGGTACCCCGCAAAACCGAGGATTATTCGCTGGATATGGTAATGAGCGAGGATCGCGCTTACCGCATCGGCATGCGCCGTTTGATGAAACATTTGCACCAGCGCCGGACCTACACCGCTACAACTGAGCTGGATGCCTGGTGCTATCAGTATGGTGACCGGATTATCCTGGCGGATGACATCACGGGAAAAACCATCAGTTGCCTGATTGATTCGATGCAGCATGACCAGCAGAAAATCACGCTGCAGGTCACCGAACCGCTGAACTGGTCTTATGCCAGTCCGCGCTGCTGGATCAGATTTCAGGACGGAAGGGCATCACGCCTGCTGACGCCAACGAAGGTGGATGATTACACGCTCAGCGTTCCGTACAGCGATGATCTTGACCCTGACAGCTGGCTGATGGATGACCCGGACATCGAATTGCCTCGCCTGATGTTCTGCGACGGTATGCAGGCGGCAAGGCATGGGATTGTTGCGGAGATAGCGCCGGACAGTGACGGCACCTGTCAGCTAACCGCACCCGAGTATAAAGAGATTTTCTACAGCTACGACGACGCCACGTATCCCGGCGATACCGTTTAACCACATCAATTAACCTGCAACCCGCTCCGGCGGGTTTTTTATGGAGTAAATATGGCTTCATTTACACCACCGCTGGGAAGTACAAGCCCGGAAGTTCTGGCGGATAATGCCACCCGTCTGGATAAATTAATAAACGGTGAAGAGCTGACCGTGCCGGACAGGTCAGGGGAAGCGCTGAAGTCCTGGGCAGGTATTCAGGCTGACTCCGCTGCCAGACTGGAAGAAATTGATACCATCATCACCTCGCTTGATACGGCGAACTTCACCTTTGCTTCAGAAGCTTCCGGGCTTGCCGCAACCACCGAAGGTCAATATTTCAGGGCATTCCAGGACATCAATGGTTTTGTATTATTTCGCTATTACCAGAAGGTTTCCGGTGCAGCTGTGTTTAAAGGTTCGCTACTCGGTAATGCAGCATCCGAAGCGCTGGCCGCGCTGCTGTCGTCTGTGGGTTATTTTATCGGTAATGAATTTGATACCGATAAACAGTATCCGGTCATTGACAGCAACAAGCGTCTGCTCTGCTGGTGGATGGGGCCTGATTATCACATTCCGGGGAGCGTTCATGCCG